CCTCCCCCACGAGATCTACGAGATGGTCGAACAGTGGTTCACTGATCTGACCGCCTTCATTCGCAGCAGGGGGCGCAAGGACTTCACCTGGGAAATTCCCCTGAATCGGCCCTGGCCCCTCCCGGAGCCCACTGTCGTCAGCAAAACCCACCGGATCGTCACGTTCACCCAGGTGGACCTGAAGGCCATGCCGCCGAGCACGGCAAACGAGTGGCCCGCCCGGTGACCGCTGCCCTGACCGAGGCCGAGCGCGCCCTACTCGCCCTGATCGGTCAGGGCCTGAACACGCTGGAGATCAGCCGGACCCTGAACGCCAAGCCGTACACCATCGACCGCCGCACCGCCGCGCTGCGCCGCAAGCTCGGCGCGGCCGACATCGCGCAGTTGCGCGAGATCGCCCAGCGCCACCTGCGCGCCCCAGGAACCCCATGACTGACCCCGTCCGCACCCGCCTGGAAGGCGAACTGCTCAACGCGTACCAGCGCATCAACGAACTCGAAGCCATGCATCGCCTCGCCAGCCACCAGACGTCCCTCCTGAAGCCGCGGCAACCGCGCTGGCCCGTTCGGCTCCTGTGGGGCGGCTGGCCCACCCGCCTGCGCCTCGACCGGATCGGCCGCCCCGGCAACGGCGCCGCCTGGATCGCCCGCTGGAGCGCCGACCAGTGGTACGCCGTCATCCGGTACGTCCGCCTCGGTCCGGTCATTCTCGAGTTCGGCCGCCGTCCCGACCTGGACGCCGCGCGTGAGAAGGAACTCGCACTGTTCCGCCGCCTGCACGGCAGCGCCCGCCCGAACGCCGAGCAGCGCCTCGCGTCCCTCCGGCGGCACCTGGACTGGGTCCGTGATCATCACTGACCGGGTCATTCAGGACGTCCGGATCCGCTGGCTGGAACCCACCGACGCGGCCGCCCTGCGCGCCATCGACCACGTGATCCGCAAGGGCCGCACCAGCCCCGCCGGGCGCACCACCCGCTACACCCTCGGCACCCGCCACGTGCACGTCCTGGACGGCGTGGCCACCAAGGCGTACGTCACCGGGCAGAAGCGCGTCCGGACACTCTCCGCCGCCGCCTGGTTCGAAGGCCGCGAGCGCGCCCACTGGAGAAGAAGATGACCCCAGCACCCACTGACCTGCTTGCCCACATCAGCCTGAAGACCGACGGCAAACGCGGTGAACTTCTCATCGACGGGCAGCCTGCCCGGGGCGCGACACACGTCCACCTCGACGCGCCCGGCGGTGAACTACCCCGCGTGACCGTCACGCAGGTCGCCGGGCACGTCCTGTTCCAGGGCGAGGCCATCATCCGCCGCGTCACGGAGATCTTCGGTCGGCACGGCGCCCAGCTGACCGAGCAGGCGCCGGACACCGACTGGGAACGACGCGCGCAGGCCCTCCTCGCCGACATTCTGCCCGTCATCCGCGACGGCCTCGATAACGCCAACGAGGTCATCGCTGGCCTGAACGTCGCGCTGCCCGGCCTGCCCGAAGGGCACACCGCCAGCTTCCTGTACGTCCTGCACCCGCCCATGGCCAATCAGCCCGCCCAGATCAGCCTGGTCGAGGCCGCCCATGACTGAGCTGACCCTGTTCGCCCTGAGCGTCTACATATGGGGTTTCATCCGCGTGCTGCGCCACCCCGAGCTGCCCCGTTCCGGAGAGCGCATCGCGAAGAGCCTGACCGGCGCGGGCATCGGCGTGGAGGGCCGCGCCCTGCTGCGCGCGCTGAACGCCACGGCCTTCATGACGCCAGTCGTGCTGCTCGCAGAGGCGGGCCTGCGCGTGGCTGGACTGTCCAGCGCCCCCGCCTGGCTCCTGCTGGCGCTGTACGCGCAGTGGGTGTACGCACTGCACGTCACCCCCACCCCAGGCAGGCAGAGTCAGGTGTACACCGTGACGATCGTGCTGCTGAGCGCGGGCCTGCTGGGCGAGATCGTGCAGTTCATCGACCTGATGAGGGCCCAGTGACGTCACAGGTCGGCGCCCAGGCCGACCTCGTCACCATCCTCCGCTGCGGCACCCGCGCCGCCATGACGCCCGCGCAGATCGAGGCGGCCGTCGCCCGGCAGGTCGCCAGCAGTCAACGCCTCGCCGGGGAGGACCTGACCCAGGCGGACATCCTGCGGATCCTGCGAGGCCCCAGGTGACCCGCGCCCTCCTCCGCGCCCTGCTGGCCCGCCTCAACCGCCGCCCCACCCGCACACCCGCATCCCGGAGGCGCTGATGACGACCGACCAGGAACTGAACGCCCGCCGCGACCTCGTCGCCTACCTCGCCGCTGCGCATCCCACCCTCAGCGACATGCGCGCCATCTGGACCGCCGCCGGGGGGCACGTCAGCGACATGCCGGACGTCGGCGATAGCCCCATCTCCCGCTGGTGGACCGTGCTGACCCGCGTCGAAGCTGGGCGCCTCCACCCTGAGCGGTTCGCGCAGGCCATCCATGACGCCCACCCCGGCGACCCGACAGCCGCACTCGACACGCTGGGCTGGTGTGCCCGTTGACCGCCCCCACTGCCGCCTGCCTCATCTGCGGGACGTCCATTCCCGCGCGGCCCTCCGGGCGTGACCTGCGCGCCCGCCTGTGCCACCCGTGCCTCACCGCCCCCGGCCTGCGCACCCATCCCCGGTACAGGGCGTTGAGCGGTTCGGTCAACGCCCTGTACGAACCCATCGAGGACCCCCATGAACGACCCGCAAGCGAATGAATTCTGGCAGGCCGTCGACGAAGGTCACCGGCGACTCGGTCGGGGTCCGGACGACCCGGCGCTTCTCGTCATGACGCCCGCCACGCATGCCCACCTGACTCAGCTGGCCGCCGCCCGCTCGATCAACCTCGACAGGATTGAGGTGGAGACCGATCCCGCCGCCCCTGCGGACGGCGTGATGATCGTCACGCACCGGCAGATGAAGGCGTACCGCGCGGCCCGCAGCCGGGGCGCCGCCCCTGCCCTCGCCTGCTACGAAGGTGCGTTCCGGCAGGCCGTTCCCAACGCCCCTGATCACGATTGGACGCTCGTGGGCACGCCGACAGAGCCTACCGAGCCCAGCGCCATCCGCCCGTCCCGCCGCCGCTTTCCCATCCCCCGCTGAGGACCCCCATGCTGAACCTCGACCCGCGCCCGCTGTTCGCCCGCTGGCAGGCCCGCCGCGCCCTGGCCCGCATCAGCCCATACCACCGCGTCCTGCACGCCCTGGCGACCGGCTGCACGTACCCGCCCAGCATCGCCGCGCTGTACCGCCTGACCCTCACCGAGGTGGACGACGAGCTGCGCGCCCTGGAAATCCAGGGACTCGTTCGGCCCCAGCGGTCCCGCCCGGGCGCGCTGGTCGCCACCTGCACCCGGTACGTCCTCACGGGCACCGGTGACCGGCACGCGGCGTACGCCCTCCTGCCGGACCTCGCGCCCGGCACGCCCGTCGGCTGGCAGGGCGAGCACCTGTGCATCAAGCCCGGTCAGCACCCGCTGCCCGTCGCGCAGTTCACGCCCCTCGCCGCCCTGCTGGAGCGCGCGTGACGGTCGCCAGACCCCCGTCGGCACAGCGCCTGCCGTGGCTGCTCACGCCCCCACGCGTGGGTGAGCAGCCGCCGGCGGACCTCGACACGCCGTTCACGGTCCAGGCGGGCCTCGTGGTCGTCACCGGCACGATCACGTTCACGCTGCTGCCCGGCATGACCTGGCCCGGCACCCAGCAGATTCCGGAGGCCATCGCCAGCCGCGCCCTGAGTGGCGGCCTGCTGTTCCTGGCGGGCACGTCCCTCACCGCCCCCACCAGCGAGGACCTGCGCCGCGCGCTCACTCCGCTTATCGTGCACTTCCTGCAGGCCGTCCCCACGCGCGACGCCCACCGCGTCCTGGCCGCACTGACCGGCGTGACGGTCGAGAGCGCCGTCGACTTCGGCATCCTCTTCAACGTCAGCCGCGAGACGGGCGGCCGCGCCCTCCGGAGTACTCCATGACCCACCCTGAACCTGCCCGCACTGACGTCAGTGCGCCCGCCCCCCTGACCGCCCCGATCGCCATCGGCGACGTGCACGGCTGCCTCGTGGAACTCGACGAGCTGCTCGAGCAACTCCCCCCAGACCGCCACCTCGTGTTCCTCGGGGACTACGTGGACCGGGGGCCGGACAGTCGCGGCGTCCTGGCCCGCGTCCGCGCGCTCGTCGAAGCGGGCCGCGCCACGGCCCTGCTCGGCAATCACGACGAGATGATGATCAACAGCCTCCTGAACGCCGACGAGGGCGCCCGCGAGATCTGGCTGCGCAACGGCGGCCAGGCCACCCTCGACAACTACACCAGTGAAGCCGAGGCGGCCCAGGACGCCCTGTGGATGCAGGAGCACCTGCACCCGCACGTCACCATCGGCCCGGTCCTGTTCAGCCACGCCATGCGCCCCGACCCGACCGGCCAGGACGTCCACGCGCACCTCTGGGGCCGCCCCAACACCGCCGACACACCCTTCTACCCACTGCCCGAAGGCGTGACGCACAGCGTGCACGGGCACACACCCATGATGTACGGCCCCACCTGCCTGCAACCCAACGACGGGACCGTCGCCGTGTTCATCGACACCGGCTGCGTGTTCGGCCGGACCCTCACCGCGATCGACACCGCCACCTGGGCGGCCCTGAGCGTCCCCGCCCGGCCCGCCACCCCCACCCCCTGAAAGGACCCAGCGCCATGTCCCGTACCAGCTGCCCCGCCATCCGCGCGCGCGTCGAGCAGTACCTGCGCGGCCACCGCACCGTCCACCCGACCGCCGTCGCCACCGCCCTGAAGATCACCCGGGACGAGGCCGCCATCGCCCTGAACGACCTGCGCCGCGCCGGACAGGCCCGCCGGTTCATCCTGTTCAGCCACGCCACCGACCGCCCCGAAAAAGTCGAGGAGCCCGGCCGTACACCCAGCGCGATCATGCAGCGCCTCGAGTACGCCCACTGGGACCCCGAGACCTTCCACGCGAACGCCGCGGCCGACATCCGCGCCCTCCTCATCCGCTGCGGCTTCCCACCCAACGACGCCCCGCTGGAACGCCCCGGTGTAGACTCACCGTGATGCCCAGCGACCCGCCCACCGCCCCCGCGCCGCCGCTGGACGACAGCGCCGCCCAGCTCATCATCGAAGAGCAACGCGGCCGCCCCAGCTACCGCACCCTCCTGCAACTCGCGCACCAGGGCTGGGACGCCCGCGCCGCCAGTCGCGACGCAGACGAGTCCCTCGCGTGGTTCGACGAGGCCACCCCCGAGAACGACCCGGGCCGCGCGCGCGCCCAGCAGGCCGCCGAGCAGGCCAGCGCCACCCTCACCGACCTGAACCTCCAGGCGGCCGCGCACGCCCGCCGCATGATCCGCGCCCTGAACGTCCCCCGCCCGCACGTCGACCCGCTCGTCCGGCGCCTCCTCCAGACCGCCGAGCACGAAATCACCCTCCGGCCCCTCCGCGCCGCCCAGCGCCGCCCCGCCCCCGGCGACGCCGTCAGCGCCCGACCCACCGCGCCCACCCTCACCGTCGAAGAAGCCCACATCGTGCAACTCCAGCGGCAGGAGCAGAACGCCGTCGCCGCCGCGTTCCTCCGCCCCCGCGAGCGCGACAGTCACCTCGGCACGACCGCCGACCCGGACACCACCACCCTGCTCGAAGCGGAACAGGACCGCCACCGGCACGCCCTCCTCGCCGCCCGGTACATCCTCACCGGCCCCGAAAGCCTCGCCCGGCACCACGCGCAACTCGCCAGCGACGCCGAGGACACCTACCAGACCATCAGCCGCGCCATCAACCGCGCCCGCCTCCACAACCGCGAAGGGCTCATGTTCCAGGACGGCGACCGCTGGACCGCCCGCCTCCCCGACCACGACGACCCCGACCAGGCCCGCCCCGCCCCATTCGCATTCCACCTCGACCTCCGCTGGGCCACCGGCGGCCTCGCCCTGCAGGTGGAACCCGGCAGCGCCGCGCACCTCGAACGCACCACCGGCATCCGCGTCGGGCAGGGCTGGGCCAGCCTCGCCCGCTGGATTCACGACGAGCACGCCCGGCAGCAGGAGAGTGGCGGAGGCAGCGGCCGCCGCGCCCCCCTCGACCAGCTCATCTGGCGCGAGAACGACGGACACCTGCGCCTGCGCACCGGCCTCGACCGCGAGTACCCAGGCCTGATCGCCGCGCTCGAAGCGCTCCGCGTCACCCTCCGCCCCGCCTGACCCACCCCAGGCGCACTGACGCCAGTGCGCTCACAGGAGTCCCATGACCCAGCCCGCCAGGATCCACGTGCACGCCACCCTCCACCTCGAAGTCCGCTCTCGCGGTCCCCGCCCTGGCCAGCCGCACCGTGAGCAGCGCGTGTACACCAACACGGTCCCCGCAGACCCCACCCAGCCCGAGCCCTGCATCCTCCACATGGAGCGCCAGGTGCAGCACGCCGGCGGAATCAGCCTCAGCACCTGGACGTGGACGCCGGAAAGCTACGATCTCGACGCCCGCACCAGCACCTTCCGCGAGAGCCTGAAAGCCAGCGACAAACTGCTCGAACACCTGGAGCACTTCGGCTGGACCCGCCGCCCCGACCTGGAGGGACCCGCGTGAAAGACCAGATCATCCGTGAAGCCCACGCCACGCTCCTGCTCATGCTGCGCGGCGCCGCCCTCGTGCGCACCGGAAATGCTGTGTGGCTTCTCCAGGGCGAGACCCGCTCCAGCGTGTTCATCCGCACGTACCGCGCCATGCGGGAACACCAGTGGATCAGCAACGCCCAGCTCAGCCGGGACGTCAAAGACGCCGAGCACTGCACCCTCACCCCCGAGGGCCGCGCCGTCGCCCAGGCCGCCCACGAAGCCGAGTACCGCGACCAGCTGGGCCTGCCTGCCCTGCGCACTGCCGACCGGGGCGGCACGCACCTGCCCGTGCTGATCGTCCGCCCCCACGACTTCAAGGGCCTGCTGGAGTACAGCTACTCCCTGCCCACCGGGAAGATCATCGGCAAGCGCTGGAAACGCTGCCTGCTGCGCTACCAGGACAACCCCGCCGAGGTCGCCGACCTGAAGAACTGGGTGATCGGCGAGTACTCCCGCCTGTCTCCCGACCACCCCGGCGAGATCGACATCACCTGGTACGCACCGGAGTACGAAGCGGCGCCGGTAGCCCCGCGATGACGGCCGTCACCTTCAACTTCGACGAGCCCAGCCTGCACGCCCTGCACGCCATGAGCCGCCCCGGCGCACCTGAACCCCTGGCTGAGACCGTCACGGACTCCCTCTTGATCCTGCGCACCCTGCAAGGCCTCGTGGCGCAGGGCTTCACCGATCTGATCGTCCGCCTCCCCAGGACTGGCCAGGAACGTCAGATCATCGCCCCCGGCCTCACCCGCATCGCCCAGCGAAGAGGACCCCCACATGACTACTGATCACGCCGCCCCAGTTGTGTCCGAAACCGACGCCATCCACACGCACTTCGGCCTCTCGTACGCCACGCACCTCGTCATGCCCCGCACAATCCTGCAGAGCATGCCCGACTGGTGGCAGCAGGACTTCGTTCGGCTCCTGCACCTCTACGACCACGCGTGCAGTGGCCTCCCGGAAAACATGCAGGACGTGAACTACCGCGTGCAGACCGGTGAGTGGCGCGAGCCGTGGCAGGTGGACGACGACACCCTCAAACGCCTCGGCTGGAGCTACGGCGACGAGGACGACACGGACGCCACCGCAGATCCGCAGGACGAGGAAGACCCTGACGAACCGCTCCGCACCGTCATCTACGACCCGGAAGGCAACGAGCACAGCATCGACACCGACTGCGTGTTCGTGCCCAACCGCGAAGACCCTATCCCGTACTACTGGCGCGGCCGGACCCGCCTCCCCCTCGCCCCCATCAGTCGCACTGACGTCAGTGCGACTGAGGACGACGCATGACCGACCAGGAGCGCATCGCCAAACTCGAAGAGGAGAACGCCCTACTCCGCCGCAAAGTCGAGAGCCTGGAGCAATGGGCCATGAAGATCGGCCCGATCCTCAACCGCCTTCAGGACGTCGCCAAAGACCAGAACAGCCCATACGCCAACCTGTTCAGCGGCCTGCGGAACCTGAACGGGCGGAAGTCCTGACATGACCGCTGAACCCCGATACGTCATCACCCCACAACCGTCTGGGGAGCTTCACGTGCAGGACCGCATCGCCGAGCATGCCGTCGCGATCTACCCGCCCAGCCCGGAGTACCCCGGCATTCCCACAGCTCAACAACTCGCTGAGCATCTTGCCGAGCGACTCAACCACCTTGACAAGCAGGAGCAGCAGCGGCAGGCCTACGTCGCTGCTGTCCAGCCGTGGCTGAATCAACTCTCCGTGTCCGACCTGGAAGACTTCGCCAGAGCCCTCCAGAAAAGCGGCCCCAGTGCCACATTCCGGGACGTCTGCTACACCCAATTTCGAGACTGAATGAGAGTGCCCGGCCTGAGCGTTGACAATTCCGTCAGAATACCGCACAATCTCTTTACTATCGACTTCGTGTCTTGAAACCAACCCACCCAGAAGCCCCCGCACCGCCGGGGGTTTTCTCGTGTCAGGAGGCTGCATCATCCCCAAGAAAGCCGCCCGCCCCCGCCCCTGGCACGACAGCGCCCGCACCCTCACCCCGGACGCGTTCTACCTCCAGCTGCGTACGTGGCCCGACCAGCTGCTCACCGACCGGCAAACCGACGCCGAGCACCTCCCCGAAGACCACCAGGCGTACCTGCGCGCTGAACACGAGTACCGGCAGCGCAACGCCCACCGTGACCCGTGGAGCACCGTGTCCACCCTGTACAGCCTGCAGGCCTGGACCACGCACCTGAAGACCTGGACGCGCAGCCGCCTCCAGCAGGCCCAGGCGCACGCCAGCAAACTCCCACCCGAGTACGCCGCCGCCCTGACAGAGCAGTACCAGTTCCGCCGCGACCGCTGGTGGATCAAAGACACCGACTGACCGAGGTGCCCGTGAGCAACATCCCGTTCGACCCACCCCGACCCAGCAGTCCCGCCCCCGACCTTACCGGCGACCGGGACCTGGAAATCTGGAACGCCGTCATGTGGGCCTACCACGGTGGACATATCACCCCCGCGCAGGGCAGCGTCGCCATGCAGATCCCCACCGCGCAGTTCCCGCGCTCCTACACGGTCTGGCACCGTCAGATGATTGGTGGCGACCCACAAGGACCCGAGCGTCAGCAGCAACGCCGCTGATCCCCTCCCGCTGGAATGGTTCGCGCCAGCACCCGTGTCCGCAAGGCGCACGGCGAGAGACGACCCGCAACGGCAACCGGCCGGTGCCGCTGCGCGCCGAGGAGAGGGCCACGCCACATCGAGGGCGTCCGCCTCGGCTCAATTTCCAGAGGACCCACGCGTCCCCTGGGTTCTGACTGCCCAGCGTCGCGCCTGGGCAGCTGTCAACGGTCCACCTGAACCCGCGTAGCGCATCAGGGAGGGGCAAGTGCCCCGCAGCAGACCCCCAACCGGGTGCGCCCATGGCGCGGGGGGAAGAAAGCCTGGCCAGTGAGACGGTGAACGAACTGGCAGAGTTGGCTGTGAGAGGACCTGATCAGTCCTGCAATCTCATCGCTTGCCCGCAAGGGCGTGCGGGTTCGAGTCCCGCCCGTCTCACCCGAGACTCCTGCCACGCGCAGGCAGTCGATCCGGGCACGGCCCCCACCGTGCCCAGCCTGTCTCTCTAGCCCAACCGGCAGAGGCAGCCGCCTCAAACGCGGCCCAGTGTGGGTTCGACCCCCACGAGAGACACCAGACGCCGTACACTGACAGCACCGGTACAGGGGCGCAGCGGTGCCGCAAACACCCGCGACCATGCCGCGACCACACATCCGGCATCCCCCAGCGCCCCCGCCATAGCGCGGGGGTTTCACATTCCACGCCGTCCCAGACGCGATATCGGAATCCCGATATCGGTCCGATATGGGAATCCCCATATCGCCAGCACGTCCCTGGGAATTCCCATGGACCCCCCAGCAAACCCACCCGCACTGACGTCAGTGCGCCCCCACCACATCACCCCAGGAGGTGACCCGCGTGCCCACACCCAAAAAACCCAAGGCCAAAGCCCGGGCCGCCAAGGCCCCCACCACACCAGAACCGCAGAAGCCGGGCACAGCCCAGCCCGCACCCAAGACCCCCAAGACCCGCACCGCCGAGTACCTCGCCAAGACCCGCAGCAAGCCGCAGGTCACGAACGGCGGGAACCCCTTGCAGAATGCTCAGGTGCAGGAACCCCTTGCAGAATCTGGGGAGCGGCAGCGGAAGCCGAGGGAGCCGGAGCGGATCTGTGGGGCGGAGGGGAAGCGGGGTGCTGGGCCGTGCCGTCATCCGGCGGGCTTCCGGACGGATCACAAGGGTTCGGGGCGGTGTTACCTGCATGGTGGGTTGACGCCGGCGCCGACGGGGCGGTACTCGTCGGTTGAGCGGCCGCGCGTGCGGGAGTTGCTGGAGCGGTTCGAGTCTGATCCGGATCCGTTGAACCTGCTGGCTGAGGTGCAGCTGTTGCGGGCGCTGCTGCTGGACTTCATCAACCGGTTCGATGAGCAGGACCGCATGTTGACCCGCTGGAACATGAGCTTCGAGAAGTCGTTTCAGTCGGACTGGGCGGATTGGTGGCGCACGATGCGTGCGGACGCCCTGGAGCGCGAGGATGACCTGAGTGCGGAGTTGGTGGAGCGCATGCCGGATCCGATGAATTACCTGCCGAGTAAGCCGCTGCGCATGGCGGACATCACGGATGTGTCGCGCCTGATCAAGGAAGTCGGGGCGATGGTGGACCGGATCCGGAAGGGTCAGCAGGAGAGCACGTTCAGCATGGACGTCATCAATCGCCTGTGGGTGTTGATGGGTGGTCACGTGACGGACGCAGCGATGGAGGTGATTGAGAACGATGACATTCGGAGCGCTCTCCTCACCGCCGTGGAAAGCCGGTGGGGAACGATCAGCCTCGCAGAACTCGCCAGCCGCCGCGCTGAGGCAGGCGCGGAAGCAGGCTGAGCGGTTCACGCAGTACCAGACGAACCCCCTGGGGTACCTGCAGGACATCCTGAACATTCACCCGTGGAAGGGCCGGAACGGGAAGCGCGGGCAGTACGAGCTGGTCCAGGACATCGGTGAGAGTGTGCGCCGCCAGCTGGAAGGGGACGAGTATGCCCCGAAGATCTTCCGGGTGGACAGCGCGCACGGCGTCGGGAAGACGTACATCGGCGCGGGTCTCGTGAACTGGTTCTTCGATGCGTTCACGCCGGGCATCACGATCACCACGGCGCCCACGAAGGACCAAGTGGAACTGCTGCTCTGGAAGGACATCAAGAGCCAGCGCAAAGGCCGCGGCCTGCCGGGGCGCGTCCTGCCGGAAACGCCCCGCATGGTGAAGGCCGAGAATCACTGGGCGATCGGCCGCACGACCAGCGACGCGGGCGGTCAGGGTACGGCGCGCGCGCAGGGGCAACACGCGAAATTCATGTTCTTCGTGGTGGACGAAGCGGAAGGCGTTCCGGCGTACCAGTTCGACGCGATCAACGCCATGATGACCGGCGGCGTCGTGATGATCTGGCTGCTGATCGCCAACCCGCAGACCCGCACGAGCGCGTTCCACAAGCTCGGGAAGCAACCGGGCGTGCAGAACTACCAGTTCAGCCTGCTGGACTTCCCGAACGTCGTCGAGGGCGTGGATGTCGTGCCGGGCGGCACGAGCCGCGCGTGGTTGAACAAGATGGTCGCCAAGCACTGCGATCCGGTACTCGCGCACGACCCGGACCGCCTGACGTTCCAATTGGACTGGGACGTGCTGGTGGAAGGAGAGGACACGGTCTTCCCGGCCGGGATGATCTTCGCGCCGAACGCGGAGTTTCAGTTCCGTGCGCTGGGCGTCCCACCTGCCGCGAACGCCGGGGACGCCATGATCAGCACGGCCCGGTTCGAGCAGGCCGTCGCGCGAGTGCCGGATCCGGAAGCGGACCGGCACATGGCGCAGATTGGCGTGGACGCCGCGCGGTTCGGGTCGGACGCCGGGAACGTCTGGCTGTACCACGGGCGGGTGCTGACGCGCGAAGCGGAACTGCGGCAGGTGGACGACTTCATGTACGCCGCCGAGATGAAACGCGCCGCGTTGAAAGCCATCCGCGCCGGTGCGAAGACCGTCAGTTTCCGTGTGGACGGCACTGGCGGGTACGGCGGCGGGAAGATCGACATTGCCAAGGCGGACGCGGAACTTCACGAGGCCGCGCAGGCCGCCGGGTGCACCCTCGTCTTCCACGAGGTGCAGTTCAATCACGTCCCGCACGACCCTGAACGGTACTACGACCGCGCGACGGAACTGTACGGCACCAGCAACGACCAGCTGCTCGTCGCCAGTATCCCCAACCCGCCCGAGCACCTGCAGGCTGACCTGACCGAGCGCCGCACGCGGTTCATGGCGAAGAACGCCGGTGAGCACCGCCGCATCGTCCGGAAACTTGAAAGCAAGGACGATTTCAAGGCCCGCGTCCGGCCCGCCCGCAGCCCCGACGACGGGGACGGCGCGGCCCTCAGCCTCGCGGACGAAGTGATCTTCACGCCGCCCCCGCAGGACACCCCGCAGGTCACGCTCAGCGACCTGAGTAACATCCGCAACGCCTTCAACCGCCGCCTGAAAGGAAGGTGATGACCTATCGGACTTCTCGATTCCGCCCGCCGCGCGTGGCAGTTCCTGAACACTCCCGTTCAGCACCTCCTGCCGCGCCGGTCTCGCGCCAGTCCCGTCCACCCGGCGGCCCGCGCGGCCGTCACGCCCAGCTGGGGCATGGGCACCCTCACGGCCGGACTGCGCGCCACGCGCCGCCTCGGCACGCAGCAGTCCGCGGAGAGTGCCGACACCCTCGACCGGCTCGCCACGACGTACCTCGGGTACCCGAGCGACACCCGCGCCCGCATCAGCGGCGTGCTCCGCATGCTGCTGCAGAGCGACGAGGACGTCAGCGGCACCGCTAGTGACTACCTCGCGATCGTCAACCCCGGCCACACCATCGAGTTCACCGGCACGAAAGGCGCCGTCAAGGCCGCCCGGGCTGAACTGGACACCTGGGCCGCGACGATCTTCCCGGAAGGTGGCGGGCTCGACGGGCTGATCAACAACCAGATCCTCGAACTGCTCGCCAGTCCGGCCAGCAGCGTCGAGTGGCCCACCGATGAGCGCCGAAGTGGCGTGATCGGCGCGGTGATCGTCCCCGCCGAGCGCGTCCGCGTGGGCTTCAGCCCGGACGGGCAGCGGACGTTCACGCAGGTGGGCGTCGGACCCAAACCCATCCCGCTCGACCCGGCCACGTACCTGTACGCGCCACTGATCACCATGGGCGGCGACCCGCACGGCGTGCCGATGTTCCTCGCGAGCCTCAAGGCCCTCGACCGGAAGAACCGCCTCACGGAGAACGTCGACCGCGTCATCGACCTCATGCGGCAGATCGCGCTCGTCGGCGTGGAACTCCCCATTCCCAGCCCGCAGGACCTGGGCCTCGACGACGCGAAAGACCCCCGGTACCAGGACCTGAAAGCCGAGTACGCCGAGCAGGCGGCCGACATGATCCTCGGCCTGGCCGACAAGGGCCTGTTCGTCGGGCCTGAAGGCACGAAGTTCACGATCAACAACATCAGCCACAGCCTGGCCGGGCTGCAGGACATCGTGGGCGAGAACAACCGCCGGGTGTGGAGCGGGCTGAGCACCCTGGGGTTCCTGCGGGGGCACATGGACAGCACCACCGAGGCGCTGGCGAAGGTCGTGTACCCGATGATCGAGGCGCGCGCTACGAACATCCAGGCCGTCCTGGCCCGTCAGCTGGAGTTCGGCCTGAACCTCCACCTGCGCCTGCGCGGCATTCGCGCCGTGGCGTACGTGAAGTTCGCCCAGGCCGACAGCGCCTTCGCGCAGGCCGAAGCGGAAAGCTACAAGACCCGGATGGAAGCCCACCAGATCGGTAAGAGCATTGCCGGGAAAGCGTACGCGCGCCGCTTCGCGGACGAACTCGACCTCGCCGACGACGAGGACGAGCACGCCCCCGCCTGGGCAGAGGGCTGGACCGGGGGAGGGGAGACCCCCACCGCCCCGCCAGCCCCACCGCCCACCGCCGCGCAGGTCACCGCGCGGTCCGCCTACGACCCCCGCGCCCGGCGGTACGTGCACGCCCCCACAGGAGACCCGCATGCCTGAACCCACCGCACCCCAGCACACCCCGTACACCGGGCCGCTCCCCATCAGCATCGAGGACTACCTGGACGGCGACCACCGCCGCCACCTGAAAGTGCGCCGCGCCACCCCGGACACAGACGAGCAGTCCCCGGTGGTCGCCAGCCACACGTACTACGCGTTCCTCATCAGCGAGGAAGGGTGGGCGCTCGCCACGCACCGCACCGGCGGCACCAGCGCGGCCGGCGCCATCCGCGCCATGCAGAAGCGCGGCCCCATCAAGCACGTGCAGCCGCGCCTGAACGCCGACGGCACCGCGTTCGTCTGACATGCGCTTCGCCCTCGACCGGCTGCTGCCCGTGACCGGCACCCAGCCCTACGAGCGGAAAGCCCCGCGCGGTCAGGACCCACACGTCCAGCGCGTCGGGCCCGCCCTCACCGAACCCCGGTTCAGTACGGGCTTCGCGTTCATCCCCACCATCGACATCCCCACCATCGACATGCCCGGCGAGGCGAGCGGGCAGCGCGAGCTGCCCGCTTCCACTCCCCCCTGATCCGCTCACGTCCCTGGGAATTCCCATGGACCTGCTGCCGCACCCCGCCCCGCACGCCCACTGGAGGCCTCATGACCGAGAAATCCCGCAGTCCCACCCGCCTCTCCGGCGTCACCGCCCTGATCGCCAACGGCATCTGGGCCATCAAGGGTGACCAGCTCCGCGACATCGTCCGCGGCTTCAGCGCGTACCTGCAGGGCCGCATCGCGGACGCCGACGCCCTCCGCGAGATCCGGGACGCCCGCGACACCCGCGCTGCCGTGACGCAGGACGCTCAGGACCAGGCGCCCAGCGTCGCCCTGATCAGCCTCTACGGCACGATCTTCCCGCGCGGCAGCCTCATGGTCGACTACTGCGGCGCCGTGGACGCCCACACCTTCGCTGCGCGGGTGAACGCCGCCGCCGCTGACCCCAGCGTGCGCAGCATCATCCTCGACATCGACAGTGGGGGCGGCGCCGTCTCCGGAACGGACGTCGCTGCCCAGGCGGTCGCGAACGCCGCGAAGGTCAAGACGGTCACGGCCGTGGCGAACACCATGGCGTGCAGCGCCGCGTACTGGATCGCCAGTCAGGCCACCGAAGTGATCGTCACGCCCGCCGGTGAAGTGGGCAGCATCGGCGTGATCGGCACGCACACCGACCAGACGGCCGCCCTGGAAGGGGAAGGCCTGAAGGTCACGTACGTCCGCAGCACCGACCGCAAGGCCCTCGGGCAGCCTGCCGAGGCGATGGACGGGCCGGTGCTCGAACAGTGGCAGAAGGAAATGGCCGCCATCCACGACCTGTTCGTGCAGGCCATCGCCACCGGACGCGGCGTCACCCTCGCCAAGGCCAGCAGCTGGGCCACCGGCGACGTGTGGTTCGGTGACGCGGCCGTCACCGCCGGACTCGCCGACCGCGTCGCCCTGCTGACCGACATCGTGGCTGAACACCAGCAGGCCGCTACGCCACCCCCCGCCGCCCCCGCACTCCGCCAGGGCCGCAGTGCCAGCGCGGACGACCAGCCCCACCAGGAGGCCCCCGTGAAACTCACCATCAAAGACCGCACCGGCCAGACCCACACCCTCGACACCAGCACCGACGCCGCCCCCACCGACGCCCAGACGCTCGCCAGCACCCTCGAAAGCGGCGCGTACGAAGCGGGCGTCCAGGCCCAGCGGGAACTCGTCGCCGCGGCCCTCGGCGTGAACGTCAACGACCTCACCGCCGACCGCCTCACGCAGATCCGCGCGCAGGCCAGCGACGGCACCCAGTACCGCGACGCGCTTCTCGGCCAGGTCGAACGCCTCGCCACCACCGTCTACGGCGCCGAGAACGCCACCGCCATCGACCGCGCCAAGCGCCTCGCCAGCAAAGCCGACACGGCCGACCTGCCCGGCCTGATCGACGACCTCACGGCCCAGCGGGACGCGAAGTTCCCCGCCGGACGCCAGAGCGCCCCCGACGCCGGTGCAGGCGCCCAGGCGGACACCACCCCCACCGAACCCACCGTGACCGCCCTCCCCACCACCGCGTTCGACTTCTGAACGCCCCCACCCCCCGCCCCCACTCACCACGCACCAGGAGCACACCATGAAACACGGCAACCTCGTCTTCCAGGGTCAGAACGCCTTCCCCACCATGCACGTCGAAGCGGCCGCCATCATCGGCGACTGCGTCACCCACACCGCCGCCGCCACCGCCGGACGCGGCGCGGACGGCAACCCCTTCCTCGGCAAGGTCCTCACCAAGGAAGCCGATGGTGAAGGCACCGTCGCCACCGAAGGCGCGGGCTTCATCGACATCCCCACCGTCGGCACCCTTGCCACCGGCTACCAGCTGCTCGTCGTGGACGGCGCCGGGAAAGCCAAGGTCGGCGCGAACGGCACCCGCGTCCTCGTGAACATCGCCCAGAACGGCATCGCCAACATCAAGTTCTGACCCCGGGCCAGAACACCCCGCCCGCACCCCAGCGCCGCCCCGAGCCACCCGGCCGGAGCGGCGCGCCTCACGCCGCCCAGGAGGGCCCACCCATGACCACCCCCAAGATCCGCAAGATCACCGACCTGACCCTCAACCTCAAGCAGGAAGCCGCCAACGAGCAGCGCACGTTCGCGCAGCACCTGCAGCACCTCGCCGACCACGGGCAGATCAGCAGCGACCTGTACGACCCCAAGCAGCGCAACAGCGCCGGCGCCAGCGTCCCCGCCTGGAAGCAGGTCCTCGTGCGCGGCGCGGGCCTCGAAGCGCAGGGCCGCCACGCCGCCGTGACCGTCACCGACGCGTTCTTCCGCCAGGACGACAACCGCATCCTGTTCCCCCTGTACATCGAGGAACGCTACCGCGAACTGGGCCGCGAGGGCCGCAACAGCCTCACCCTCAGCGACGTCGTCGCCGACACCAGCCCCATCAACGCGAACGTCGTCGCCACGCAGGTCCTGGACTTCAAGGACGACGAGAGCGCCGACCTGTCCCGCATCGCCGAAGGCGCCCAGTACCCCGTGCTGACCATCACGCAGGGTGACGCCGTCGTCCGCCTCTACAAGTACGGCGGTCGCCTCGAAGCGAGCCTGGAAGCCATCCTCGGCAGCAGCCTGAGCACCCTGGACCGCTGGCTCCTGAAGATCCGCCGTCAGGCCGACCGGAACAAGATCCGCCAGGCGCTCGCCGTCCTGAAGAACGGCGACGGGAACAACAACGCCGCGCCGAACATCAACGTCGGCGCGACCCTCGAAGTGGCCGACTTCGTCGCGCTGCTCATGAAAGCCGAGGAGTACGGCGCGGAACCGCTCGTCCTGACCGGCGCCGCCAGCCCCCTCGGGAAGGCCCTGAGCCTGGACATCGTGACCGGCACGAACAGCACCGCCGCGAGCGGCGACTTCCGCGACACCGGCACCTTCCCGACCATCTTCGGCATGCGCCCCAAGCTGCCGCCCCAGCGCAGCGTCCTGGCGGGCGTCGAGCAGCTCATGGCCATCGACCCCAGCGCGGGCCTGACCATGCACTACGACCCCCGCTTCGATCTCGTCCGGTACGAGGACATCATCCGCCGCGACATGCAGGCCGTGCAGATCACCGAGATGCTCGGCTTCAGCAAGCCCGACATGGGCGCCGGCATCACCATGACCCTGGCCTGAGCGCCACCCACCGGGCCCCGCACTGAGCTCAGTGCGGCCCGGACCAGGAGGGCCCCATGGCCACCAAGAAAGACAATGCCGCGCTGCTCGGCGAGAAACTCGGCGTCACCATCAACGCCGACGCCAGCAACCCGAAAGCGGACGTCCTGCAGGGCTGGGCGGACCGCGCCGACACGGACCCCGAGGGCGTCAAACGCGAGATCCTCACCGCTCAGGTCGAAGCGGCCCTCGACGTCGAACTGACCGACGCGACCCTGACCGTGGACACCCTCGCCGGGATCCTCGCGCAGGCCAGTGAAGATCAGGACGCCGCGCGCGCCGCACTCCAGCAGGCGCTGGACGGCCCGCCCGCCAGTGCAGCCGGAGCGGGCAGCCAGGGCGACCCTGACCCCGCACCGACCGAACCGGCAGGGGAGACCGTCACCGTCCGCGTGAACGACATCATCGCCGAGTACGGCGGGACGTTCACGGACCCCGAGCAGCCCGAGGGGCAGCGCGTCATCACTGGTGACGCCCGCGAGGTGCAGCGCACCCACACGGTCCGGCAGGGCCTGCTGACCGGCACGCTCGTCGAGGCGTAACGTGCTCACCGTCACGCCACAGCAGGTGCCGCAGCTCATCCCTGGCGCGCCCGCCGACGTGGCGGACGCACACCTGGGCCTCGCCACGCTCTGGCTCGCGCAGCAGCTCAGTGACCGCCGCGTCAGCGAGGACGCCCTCAGCGACCAGGCGCAGATTGCCGCGCGCACCGCCCTGGCCGCGAAAGCCCTCGAACTGCGCAGCGCCCTCACGGGCGGCGTCACGCGCCTGCAGGTCGCCACGAGCAGCAGCGGCGGCGCGCTGGAGAGCATCAAGCTCCCCGGTCTCGAACTGAAGCTCGGGAAGACCGTCACCGTGGACGGCGCGCAGGCCCACGAGGTCGCCGCCGGAACCTGGGCCGCGCTGGCCGGGCAGCTGCTCGCGCTGGCGCTGCCCAGCCTGCCCCGCCGCGTGTTCCCCGGAGCGGCCCGGTGATCCTGGACCTCCTGAACGCGGCCGCCGAGAAGATCGACGAGGTCGCGCCGATCATCTCGGACGTGCTGGCCAGCAACCTCGCGCAGCCGGTGACGTTCGAGCGGTTCGGGCAGCCACCCGGCCCCCTGCGCGCCCTGATCGCCCAGGAGGAGGACCGCAGCACCGACGCCCCCAAGGTCGACGAGCCCGGCATCAGCAACCGCAGCTTCACCGCCCTGCTGCCGTACCACGAACCCGCACTCACGCCCGGCTGGATCCTCACGGACGCCACCGGCCGCGTGCACGTGCCCGTCGCGCCCATCCTGAACCCGGCCGGGCGGAACCTGTTCCTCGTCGCCCGGGTCGCGCCGCTCGTCGAACGCACCCGCGTGCACGACCTGGTGTTCCAGGTGCCCGGGGTGGGCGTCACCCGCCCGTACGGGGCACTGAACCCCATCCCGGCACCCGCCACGGCCCTACCCGTCCAGGCGCGCCTCGCCGCGACGACCGACCCGAAGATCCGGGACAGCGTCGGCGCGGACGCCGCCGAGGTGGTCCTCGTGGGCCGCTGGGGACCCCTCACCGCACCCACCGGCACCCCGGACGGCCTGCGCTGGGGCCTGAGCGCACCCCTGACCCTGAGCGGCCAGCCCGGCACGCTCACCCTCAAGCTCGCGTGGCCGGACGAGGACCTGCACCGCGAAGCGCAGTTCGGCGCGCGATTCCTCGCCGTGTGGCGCACCCCCTGAAGGAGGCCACCATGACCCCCAAGAAGAAACCCACCGCGGCCCGCACTGACGCCAGTGCGCCCACCGCCGACCACACTGCGGACCTCCTGGCCCGCGTGACCGTCGAGGACACCCCCGACCAGGAGGACGCCGCGACAATCACCGTGGACCGCGTCACCCGCACCGCGCTCGTCCGCGTGAACCCCGACCTCGTGGACGACCAGGCGCGGCACGGGTACCAGCTGCGCGGCGTGGCCCGCCTGATCCTCAGCGGGTACGCCGCGTACAACCGCGACATCAAGCGGAAGTACGGCGAGTGGCCCGACGAACAGAAGGTCCACGACCTCGCCGCGGACGACGCCGAGTACCACCTGCAGGCCCTCCTGCACCAGCTGCACCCCTACCAGCCTCCGGAGGCCTGAGCGTGGGCGCCCGCGTGATCATCGACCTGCGGGACCTCAACCGGCGCGCCCGCGTGGCCACCAAGGGCACCGCAGAGCGCGTCGGCCGCCGCGCGGACATCCTCATCAACGCCCGCAGCTGGACGTGGCCCGGCACCACCCTCCGCGCCAACGGCAGCGTCGCCGGCACGAAACGCAACATCGTCGACACCAGCACCCTCCGGAACAGCCGCCGCGACCCCGTGCTGAACGACGCGCGCAGCGGGTACAGCGCCCGCCTCACCTGGGGCGCCTCACACGCCGCCGCCGTATTCCTCGGCGCGATGTTCCGGAAGCGCCGGTACGTCATGCCCGCCCGCAACGCGCCCCTCGCGGCCGTGAAGCGAGGCACCCTCCAGGACTTCGCCCGGGCGTGGCAGGAGGCCGAGTGAGACAGCTCACCCTCCAGGAACTCCGCGACACGCTCGAAGGGACCCTCACCCGCTGGGGCGTGCCACTCGGCACGTACACCCTCCCCGGCGGCGCCCAGGCCCCCGCCCTGTGGGTCGGCGACGTGCCCGAAGGCACCACCGTCACCGGCCTGGAAGTCCTCATTCCGGCCACGCCGGAACAGGACGTCATCCAGGTCATGGCGGGCGTCATCACCATCGACCGCTACCCCGTCCGGCTCGTCAGTCACGACGGGCAGCCCATCAAAACCGCGCTGAACGCCGTGTACCACGCCTTCAAAACCATCACCGACGTGAACGCCCTGCCCGCCACCAGCGACTACCCCGAACAGGTCGTCGTGACCATCACCCCCTGAGGAGAGAACCACCATGGGATACACCCCCGCAGAACTGCTGTCCAAAGTCACGCTCGGCCGTGAAAGCCTCTTCCGCGTCGCCCCGCTCGGCGTGAACGGCGCCATGCCCGCCGCCGCCGCCTACAAGGAACTGTGCCTCGCCAGCGAAGTCACCGTCGGCTTCGAAAACCAGACGATCTCCTTCGCGAACTTCTGCAGCGGCGGCACCAACATCGACATCCCCTTCGGCGAGACCGGCACCGTCGACCTCAGCGAAATGCAGTGGATCGCCGACGACGAGGCCCTCGTCATCATGGAAACCGCCGCGCGCGACAAGGAAGCCATCGCGTACGAATTCATGCCCGAAGGCGCCGGCGCCGGCAAGGTCGTGTACCGCGGCGTCATGAACGTCAACAGCTGGAAGGTCAAAGCGGCCGCCGCTGGCCTCGTCACCGTCGAGAACCCCACCCTCACCAGCCCCGGCAAGCCCGAGAAGGCCACCCAGGTGTGATCTGGCGCGACCGCTGGGACGGCACGCCCAGCGTCGTCGCCATCACCGTGCAGGGCGAGGAGAACGGCGAACTCGACGCCGTCATCCTCGCCCTGCGCCTCGACACGCTCCCCCGCACCCCCGTCCCCCTCACCAACGAGCATGGCCAGACCCTGCGCGCCACGCTGCCGCAGGGCCTGGATCCGTTCAGCATCAACCCCCGCCAGACCCTGACCGTGGAGGTCACCCACAAATGAAGAACATCAAATTCGCATTCGGCACCGGCACCCGCAAGACCCTCCCCTTCGAGATCGGCGGCGTGACCTTCTTCAGCCGCCCCCTCACCAGCCGCGAGGAACTCGAACTCGCGGACCTCGGCGACCGCTACGACCTCGAAAACGAGAACGCCCCCATCAGCACGTACCTCGAAGAGCAGGCCCAGGTGCTCGCCACCCTGCTCGCCACCCGCGCGAACGGCCAGGCAGTCGATCCCGGATGGATGCTCGACCACCTCGGCGTGCAGAACATGACCGCCATGCTGGCCTTCCTCCGCACCGGCGAACGCCCGCATGAAACGCTCAACCTCAAACCCTGGACGGACGAACCCCTCACCATCGAGGGACGCCCGTTCACCATGCGCCCCCTCACGTTCCGGGAGCAGGCGCGCCTCGCGGCCTTCCCGCAGGACGGCAGCAGCCGCGCCATCACTGAATTCACCGCCGCGCACCTCGCGGAACTCCTCAACGTGCGCGCCCTCCCCAGTGACAACCCCGACCAGGACCAGCAGGCTGTCACCGCCAACTGGCTCCTCGACCACCTCGGCGCCGCCGAACTCCAGCAGATCCTCACGCTGATCCAGAACGGCCCAAACGCCGACGGGGCGGAGACGGAGGACCCGCCCAGCGAGGCGGCCGCGTCGACGCCCTCCTGAGCGTCCTGGCCGAATACGCCCGCGCGTACCACGTCCCGCATCTCGACGCGGTCCTCGACGAACCCCACTGCCTGAAAGAGGTGCTCGTCGAGCAGCACCGCCTGCACCGCTTCCTGGAACTGCGGCCCGTGTACGACCACATGGTCGCGCACCTCAACAGCAACGGCGGCAAGAGCGACAGCGGCAAGAAAACCCCCCGCAGCAAACTGTTCACGCTGGAGGACGTCATGCCTGCCATGCTCATCCCGCCCGAACTGCGGGGCGTGCAGTTCACTCGCGAGGAAGCTCAGGCGATCGTCGCGGCGTTCCCGCACCTGCGCGGCGCCGGATGGGTCCTGAACGCCCTCGTGAACCGCGTCATCAGCGCCGAGAAGCTCGAAGCGCTCGCCAACACCTGAAGCCCGCTGGTCCCGTCGCGCTTGCGCCGGTTAAAAACCCAGCGGCCTCCACAGCTCCCGAGCGTCCCCTGCTGGACTTGTGCCACGTCCGGTAGGGGAGAGCGGGTACGGTAAGTACCCTTTCGTGGCGCTGGCCATTGCGGCCCAGGAAGTCAAAGTGAGCGATTCAGTAGGTGTTTGTCCGGTTTGCGAGTACTGGGACGGGGATCACGCGCCGGAGTGCGTGATCAGCCGCCTGCGGGACTTGGGTGTCGAGGGGCGACAGGCGCACCGGCGGGCGCTGCTGCTCGTGACGCTACTGACGGCCGGGGAGGGGATGACCCTCGCCCACCTCGCGGACGTGACCGGTGTGACCCTGGAGGACGTCCGGGACATCGTGCGCGCCCTGTTCACCGAGGGCCTCGCGTACCCCGATTGGAGCGTGGCGGGCAGGGTGCACCTGACGACCGCGCCGCACGTACAGGATGCGTGTCTTGCGGCGGCCGATCTGCTGGGCCTGACGCTCGCGCAGCCCCGCGTGCCGCACTCGCCGCTGCTGAAAGGCTTTAAATGAACCGCATCAAAATCTAGAATCATTTTTTCCGAGGCATGGCGACCAAATCTAATTCCAGCGCATCAAGGATGCGCTGCCAATTTTCAGGAATCCGGCCGCTATGTCCATTGAGCAGGCGAGAGAGGTTGGGAGGCTCAAGGTCGATGCTCTGCGCGAAGTCCTTCTGGGAGATCCCGCGTTCTTTTAGGGCCTTGGCAACGGCCTCGCGGACCTGATCGTTCATTCCTGTCATCGTATCACCGAGATAATCTTATCAATATTTGACAAGATTATCAAGCAGTGATAACCTGATGGCAGCAGAAAAGGGGCCAGCTTCCTACGGCCTCAGCCCCTTCTGCGACCTAGGGAGGTCTGTATGACAGTGTATGGCATCAAGCAGAGCCTGCGGGGCATCTGCTCTAAGTGCGGCGCGCCCGACGGCGTCCGATTCGAGACGAACGTGCTCCTCTGCCCCCGCTGCACCACCGTCCAGGGCACCACCGACGCGGCGGACGATCACCTGGAACGCCTGATCGATTCCGCCCTGCACGCTTTCATGGACGCCTGGGAAGTGAACCCCGTCTTCAGCGCCGCGCCCGCTGCCCTGGCGGACCTCATCGCTGAGAACCTGAACGGCGCCCTGGAACGCGTGCAGGAACAGCGCGAGATGGCAGGTGAGCAGTGATGCCCCGTGGCAAACACTGGAACCCCAGCCTGATCGAACCCTGCCGTGGCTGCGGCCAGCGCGAAGGGCGCCCCGTTCAGAGTGCTAACGGTTACCTCTGCTCGACCTGCCATCAGGACGAGATCAACTACAGCGCCGCCAAAGCGGAGATCACCGAAGCACTGTCCCCAATCCTGAACGAACTGCTGGACGTGTGGGAAGACAACCCCACCATGCGCCGCGACCACGCCAGCCTGAACGAGCTGTTCTCCGAGGGCCTGGCGCAGATTGGCGCGCAGATTCTCCTCGAACGCGCCGCCCGCAGGCCCCGTAGGCGCTGATGTACCGGAGCGGCGATGCGTACAAGTCCAAGCATCGCCGCCGCGCCAAGGCAGTCGGCGCGCGCGGCAGCTTCGACAAGTGGGACGTCAGCATCCGCCTGGCTAAGCAGCGCGGACGGTGCCACTACTGTGGGGAAAGACTCGACACCCACGGGCCCAACAAATTCCAGGCGGACCACTGGATACCGCTCAGCCGAGGAGGAACGAACTATGCCGTCAACATCGTCTGCGCCTGCCCCGGCTGCAACCTCGCCAAAGGCGACAAGCTCCCGTGGGAATTCCGGCCAGCCCGCTGGGACCCAGGAGCGCGGCGTGACGACTGAAATGAAGACCTGCACCGTCTGCGCGGAACAGCTCCCGGCAACCCGGGAGTATTTCTACGCTGACAAGAAACCAGGCAGTCTGCGGGCACGGTGTAAGGCCTGTGAAGTGGCGAGACAGATGGTTACGTATCGCAAGAAGAACCCGCCACGCCTGAATGTTCCTGCAACGGCAAAGGCGTGCACCAAGTGCAAAGTTGAGAAGGCCTTGGACGATTTCCCGCGCAGCAAGCGCATGCGAGACGGACATTGCTCCTGGTGCAAAACGTGCCATGCACAGGCGGATAAGGCTCGCAAAACGAAAATGGCGCCCGAACAGAAGCAAGAGCGGCAGCGGGCCCGGTGGGCCAACCGGAAACTCGCTCTTCAGCAGCGACGCCGTGAGGGTGTAATTCCCGATCTGCGCGTGGACAAGAAGAAGCGAAGTGAGACTCTCGATCTGATCGGTCACGTCCCTTTCGGGGTCGCCGGGATCTACAGCATCACCAACCGTCTCACAGGGCAGGTCTACGTCGGCAGCGCTCTGTGCGTCAGGGGGCGCTGGGCGACCCACATCTGGAGACTGCGCCGGGGCAATCATCATTCCAGGCGTCTGCAAGGCGCGTGGACGCGTGACGGTGAGACTCAATTCGCCTTTGCCCTACTTGAGCAAGTGACAGCTGAACAGCATCTCCTGACCATCGAGCAGGCCTGGATTAACTTCCTGCGTGCATATGCGCCGCGAGGTGGGTACAACACCAGCCCACTGGCGGGCAGCACGAGGGGAATCAAGAAAACACCAGACCAAATCGAACGGCACCGTCAGCAGATGCACGAGTCAGCCCACCCTTACTTCGTGAAGCATCCTGATGGACGCACTGAACTCGTCCCCAACATTGGATTATTCGCGCAGGCGAATGGCCTCAGCGCGAGCAATCTTCGTCGTGTTGGCGCGGGGCAGCAGGCCATGCACAAAGGCTACTGGTGCCGCAAGGCAACTGAGCAGGAACGGCGATCATTCTTGGCATAGGCTGCGGCATGACCCAAGATCAGAATCTGGCACTGGCGCAGCAGATGTACCTTTCGCAGCAGAAGAACGTGACCGTCTACGTTCTTCTGGCACTGCTTTTGGGAGGACTGGGTGTCCACCACTTTTACCTTGGTCGCACTACCCCAGGTCTCTTACATCTGCTGCTCTGCTGGACTCTTGTTCCAAGTGTTCTGGCAGTCGCGCACGCCATCAACGGGCGTAAGGCGGTGCGCGATCGCAACACCGAGATCGCTCGTCACGTCGCGACCACCCTGGGAGCGCCAGTCGATCCGCTGTTGAAAATGGCCATGATCTGACCCTCAAACCGAGATCCACGCCGCCCCGCCCGGGGCGGTTTTCTATTCCACCCCTTTCCCGCTGGAGGTTCCCGCATGTCCACTCGCGTCGGTGCCGCGCACCTCGACCTGACCGTCCTCACCGCCCCCGCCCGGCGCGAACTGACCGCGTTTGCAGCCAATGCCCGCGCGCTGCTCACCGGCCTGTCCCGCCCCGTCAAGATCGAGGTGAAGGCCGACGCGGCCCAGGTGCGCACCCAGGTGGACGCCGTGAAGGCCGAGTTCACGAACCTCCAGAACAGCCTGAAGAACGTCCTGAAGGTCGACGTGAGTGCCCTGAAGAGCGTGATCAGCAAGATCGGTAAGCAGATCACGGACCTGACGGCTCTGGAGACGAAACTCCGCGCCCTGGGGAATGGCGGTAGTGGGGGCGGTGGTACGGGGGCCGGTGGCGGCAGTCCCGGTGTCAACAACCAGTACGCCGCGCAGCTGCGAGGCCTGCAGGCCGATCTGAAGAACAGCGCCCTGAGTACCGCGCAGTTCGAACTGGCCACCCGCAACCTCAAGACCACCATCGACAGTGAAATCGCGTCCCTGCGCGCCGCCGGTCCGCTCACGCAGGCCCAGCAGGCCCGTCTGGACGCCCTGCGCGTCAGTAGCGCCCAGGCCGGAACGGCCCTCAAGGGTCTCGCCGACCAGCAGGCCCGCGCGACCCGTGAAGCTGCCAGGGGTGCCGAGCGCACCCAGGTGGACGGCGTGCGTCGCCTCGCCACGGAACTCCAGAACGCCCAGAGCCGCTACGACCGGGGCGCGCTGAGTCTGCGCGGGTACCTGCGGGAGATGCAGCGCATCCAGGCGGCCGGCAGCGGCATGGCGTCCGGCCTGACCGCCGGGAGTCGCGCCGCGACGGACCTGGAACGCGTGATGGGTGGCCTCAACCGCGCCACGCGCGGATTGAATGATGCTTCCATAACCAAGATTCGGACCGACCTCGCTGCGGCCAGGGCGGAGTTCGAGCGGGCTACGGCGGCGGCGGGAAGGTTTGGCGACAAGCGCGCTGCCATCCAGGCGTACGAGGCGAGCATGCGCAGCCTCGAAACGCGCATCCGAAGCGTTGGTGAACGGGCCACGATCACCGCCCGGCAGACTGGCGAACTGGGCCGCATCAGTACGAACATCCGCAGCAGCCTGAACAGCCTGAACAGTAGTCCCAGTGGTGTAGGTCTCGCGGGTAGCATCATGGCAGCCCTTAAGCAGCTGCCGCAATTCGCTGCCGCCGCCGGGGGCAGCCTGGGTGCAGCAGCAGCGCAGGCAACCTCCCTGAGTGGGGGCCTCATGGCTGCTGGAGGCGCCGCAGCTAAGGTTAACCCCATACTTGCGGCACTCGTTGCGGTTGTCGCTGGTCTCGTCGCAGTGCTGGCAAGCAGTATCGGGCCAGCCGCGCAGTTCCAGCAGACGCTGACCGACATCAAGGCCCTGACCCAGCCGACGACAGCCGAACTGGAGCGTCTACGTCAGGCCACATTCGACGTCGGAAAGCCCCTCGGGGTGGGCGCGCGTGACGCGGCCGCCGCCGTCCTGGAACTGAACAAGGCAGGCCTGTCCGCGAAGGACGCCGTGGGCGGTGGGCTGAAGGGCGCGCTGGATCTTGCTGGGGCTGCGGGAATTAGCGCGGCTGAGGGCGCCACCATCGCCGTGAGCGCCATGACCGCGTTCGGTCTGCAGGCGCAGCAACTGCCGGGCGTCGCCGACGTGTTCGCCAACTTCGCGAACAAAACATTCCTCGGAGCCCAGGACCTGTCCCAGGCGATTGCCGCCGTGGGTCCGGTCGCGCGGGACGCTGGGATCGGCCTCGAGCAGTTCGCCGGGCTGATGGCCACCCTCGCGCAGGGCGGCTTCAAGAACATGAGTGACGCGGGCACGTCACTCAAGACCATGCTGCTGAGCCTCACGGCACCGAGCAGTGAGGCGGCGAAAGCGCTGAGGGCGGTCAATGTCAGCGCCTTCGACAGCAAGGGGCAGACACGACCCCTCAATGCCGTGCTTGCTGATCTGCGCGCCAAGCTTGTGCAGCTCACGCCTGAAGCTCAAAAGGGCGTCCTTAAACAAATTTTTGGTACCGACGCGATTCGGGCCGCGCAAATCCTGCTGCGTGAAGGGCCCCGCGCCATCAACGCCAATACCGAAGCGATGCGGAAACAGGGCGAAGCGGCCCGCGTCGCGAAGGAACGACTCGACTCCCTCCAGGGCGCCGGGAAGCAGTTCGGCGCGGCATTCGAACAGCTGAAAATTCAGATCGGCACGCCGTTCCTCGCGGCGCTGACTGGCATCGTACGGGGCGCCACTGGTGCCGTGAACGCCCTGACCAGCCTGAACGACCAGGCTGCCAAGGGGCAGGGGCCGCTGGCCGGACTGCGTGACCTCGCGCAGGCCCTCGGCAGCACTTTCGGCAGCGTGTTCGCGGGCATTGCGGCCCTGTGGAATTCGCTCCTCGCGCCGGTCTTCCGGGCGCTGGGTGCGGTGGTCGGCGTGGTCCTCCAGGGGATCGTCACCGGCCTGACCGCGTTCTTCAACCTCGCTAGCGCTGTGTTCCAGGGAGTCGGGACGGCCATCCAGGCACTGCTGGGCGTGTTCGGTACGAGCGGAGCGGGCATCCAGTCCAGCGCCACCGGCATGGCCGAGACAGTCGTGCAGGGCAGCGCCATCATGCGCGCCGCGCTCGTCGCGCTGGGCCGCTTCACCGCCACGCTTCCCGAAGTGTTCAAGCTCGCCGGGACGGGCATCGGGACAGTCCTAGGCGGCGTGACCCGTGTCATGCAGGGCTTCGGGCAGGGCGTCCGCGCCGTGTTCGTCGCTGCTGGCGGGTACGTGGGTGCTTTCGCCTCTGCCGTTGGGCGGAATGTCCAGGGCATCGGACTCATCCTGAAAGGCCTCACTGGAATCTTCGGCGCGCTCCTCCTGGCCGTCCGGAACGCGTTCGTCGAGAAGGCCGGAGTGGTCCTTGCAGCGGGCGTACGCCTGTACGGGCAGTTCACAGACGGTGTCGCTAACGTCCTCCAGCAGGGCGCGGCATACTTCTTCCGGTACGTCGTGCAGCCCGTCCAGGCGGGCGCGGACTTCCTCCTGACCGCGTACAACCGCGTAAGCGGCATCGTCGCCGGGGCCGCCACCCGCATCGGTCAGGTGCTCGCCCCGATTGGGAGCGTCCTGAAAGCCCTGGGGCTGAGTATCGGCGACACGCTCGCCGGGGTCGCGAAAGCCGCTGTGGATACGTCTGTGGGCATTGTGGACCGCTTCGCTGGATCGGCGCGCGCGGCATACGAGCGTGCCCAAGCGGCCGCTCAAGCTGCCGCGACCAGCACAGCCTCCAGCACCGCCACTGGTGTCGCCAATGCCCTCACGGGCGCTAGCGGCGCCCTCGGCGATTTCGTGAAAGACAATGGTGCCGGTAGTGCCATGACGGCCGCGCTGGGTGACGTGCAGGCTGGATTCAAGGCGGTCAGTTCTTCCGGCCAGCAGCTTCAAAAGGACATTGCCGGTGTTACGGGCGTCCTCAAGAATGATCTGACTGGGGCAAGTGGGACGGCCGCCGCTGGACTCGGAGAGATCCGAACCGGCGCGCAGCTGACTGGTGCCGCCGTTGATCTTGTGAAGCGCAACGTGCAGGACGCCGTGCAGGGGTTCACGCAGGACGTGAAGACCCTGGGGCAGACGGCGAAAGCTACCGCTGCGGCCGTGGGCACAATCAAACCGCCCGCTGTGATGCCGACGGGCACCAAGACGCTGGATGACATCGGACTTGGTGACGATAAAGGTGGCAAGAAAGGTGGCGCGAAGGGCGCCAAGGGCAACTCGAAAGTCACCGCTGCTGACCTGAATGCCATGGACGAGTACAAACGGCGTCTCGATGGGATGACCCTCGCGGAACTTCGCAACGAGAAGGCCCTTCAGACTCGTCTGGGTAACACCAAGAAGCTCGCTGCTGTTCTCGCCGAGATCAAGCAGAAGGAGGCTGAGGCGACGCGTCAAGTGCAGTTGAGCGGCGCGGCTCTGACGAAGTACAAGGAGGCGTTGCGAGCGAAGAGCGCCGAGCAGCTCAAGGCGCTTGAAGCGGATGCGCGCGCTAAGAACCTCGGGCCACAACTGAACGCCATCCTGGCTGAGCAGAAGCGGCGTACTGAGGCGAAAGCGGCTGCTGATCGGAAGGCCTCACAGGAGGCCCAGAAGCACGCCACCGTCGCGGCCAACCTGCGGCGGGAAGTCGGGCAGCTCAACGACCGCTTCAAGCTCCAGGTGCAGCAGGGCAAAGTTACCGCTGAGAGCCTGCTGGCCTATCGTCAGGCGCTGGCTGACGCGAAGGCCAAAGTCGACCAGTTGCCGCCCGCTTTACGGGCCAGCGTGACCGCCCTGGTGACGCAAGGTCAAACCCTGGCCGCTCAAGGCCAGACGCTCGTCAACCACCGCAGCGAAGTTGAGAAGCTCCGAGCGGAAGTTGATAAGTGGACCCTGGCTGCGCTGGAGAACGCCCGCGCCCGGGTCATGGCCAACGGCGGCGACAAAGACAAGCTGGCGCTGCTGGACGCCGAGATTGCCAAGCGTAAACAGCTCAGTGACGCTCAGGCCGCGCAAGTCCTGACCGAAAGCCAACTCTCCCAGGCGACTGCCAACCAGGAAGGCGCGGAAGGCGAGTACGAGAATCGAAAGGCCGCAGCTAAGGGCAACCTGTCGGAACTGCTCGCCATCGAAATCCAACTCGGACAGAAGGTGCAGGCCGCTCGTGATAAGGCCGCACGGGCCGCAGCGGCGAATGAAGAGCGACAGATCCGGGAGAGGTACGGCAAGCTGCTTGGTCTTGAGGGGCTGACGGCTCAGCGACGGAAGGAACTGGAAAGCGCGCGTGACCGTGAGCTGACGGCCAATGGGACTCGTCTGACCAACGCCCTGGCGAAGAACGCGACGGACCGCGCCGTGGCGGAAGAGGACGCCCGCCGCAACCTGAACGCCACACTGGAAGGCCTGGACCGCGAAGTGGCGGGGCGTATCAGAGCGAACCTGCTCGCCGACCTCGAACAGCGCACCCGCGACGTCGAGGCGCAGCAGCAGGAGGAGCTGGACGCCGAGGGGCTCACCGAGGCGCAGAAGCTGGAGATCCGCAAGCGGTTCCAGCCACAGCTGCTTGCCGCCAAGCAATCCGAATTGGACCAGGTGCGCGCGATCGAGGAAGTTGGTGAGCAGGAACGGTACCGCGCGGCTCTTGCCGAGGCGGAGCAGCAGGGCATTCTCGATCAACGTCGTCTTCAGGCTGATGGGTCGTACCTCACGGTACGTCAACTGCTGGAGAAAGATCACCGCGCCGAAATGGACCGTATCGGTCGCGAGGCTCAGCGGTCGCTGCGTGACTACGAGCTGGAGGTTAAGCGTGATACCGGCAGGCAGATTGTCGCCGCCGACAAGGAGACCAGCGCTCAGCTGAAGGACGAGGCTGATGACCGCATTCAGGCACTGGAAGACAATCTTGACGACCAGAGTGCCGCGCAGCGCGCGGCAGCCCGGACGGTGCTCCAAGCGTGGCGGGTCACCTACGCTGCAATGGGTAAGAGCGGCGAGGAGGCCGTCAAACAGATCGACGCGGCGCTGAGGAAGCTCGACGCCATCTCAGTGAAAATTCGCCAGAATGCCGGAGCGCTCGTTGAAGATCCTGCCGCACTGCTGTCGTCTGGCGCGAAGGATGTCGCCGCTGTTGGTAAGCCGGATGATGCTGACAGCGCGCGGGCCAAGGCTGAATCTCAGTTCGATCAGTTGGCGGAGACCTACTCGGCCAAGCTTGCCGTACTGAAAGACGCCCTGGCGGCGTTTGCTGAGAAGAAGGACCAGGACCTCACTCCGAATGAGCGCCTAGTTCGTGATGGGCTGCTTGCCACCCAGGCGGCGTACACCACTCTGCTCAGCAACGTGAGAGCTGCGGCGGCCAAGGCCGGAGCGGATGCCGCTCAGGCCTTCACTCAGGCTCAGAAGGACCAGGCAGCCGAGAGCGCCCTGGCACTCGTCGAAGCCCAGCATGCCCTGGCGGAAGCGGAAGGTCGGGACGATGGACCGGCCTACAAAGCAGGCATCGCGGTGGCCCTGGCCTACTGGCGCGGCCGTCTGGCTGGACTGAAGGCGGCCGCGCAGGAAGGTACGCCCGAGTACCTGAACGTCCTGAAGACCATCACCGACCTGGAAGGGAAGATCGCGGCGACCGGCAACCCCGTCGGGGACCGCCTCAGCATGCTCGCCGGACTGATCGGGAAGGGCGGGAAACTCCAGGGCACCATCAGCGCCGGACTGGACGGACTGGCCGCGTACCTGAAGAACGGAGGTGGCAAGGGCGGCCTGATCGCCGGGGCGCAGGCCCTGGTCAGCGGACTCGCCGGAGTGTTCAAGACCGGAGACGAGGACATCGATAAGGTCATCGACACGTTCGTCAGTGGTGTGCAGGCCACGCTGGGCGCCCTCGCGAAGGGCGACTGGATCGGCGCGCTCATCGCCGGGGTGACCACGGTCGTCACCACCATCATCGACATCTTCACCGGCGGCGCGAACAGCGCCAAGAAAGCCGCGCAGCAGATCAGCGACGCCACGAAGGACGTGAAGTTCTTCGACCTCAGCAAGTACGCGAAGGTCGAGTCGCGCGGAGGGTTCTGGGGGTTCCTGGGCTTCAAGAAAGCCTCGATCGACCAGGAAGCCGTGGACATCGCCAAGAGTCTCGGCGACGCGCTGTACAGCGCCATCAGCGGCGCGATGCTCAAGGGCATCAAGGAAGGGAAACGGTCCTTCGGTGAACTCGGCCTGGACGTCCGCGAAGGCCTCGGCCAGCAGATCCTCCAGGGTCTGATCGACGGGTTCCTCAAGGGCGCGATCATGCAGGGCATCCTGCAGCCGTTCCTCGACAAGTACATCGCCGCCATGAAAAGCGGGAACGCCCAGGCGCTCGCGGAAGCCGCGAACGGCCTCCAGGGTGCCATCGCGCAGGGGAACAGCGCCCTCGCGCAGTTCTACGAGACCGTCCTCGTGCCCGCCGCCGAGCAGATGGGGCAGTTCGGCACGGACGGCCAGAGCGCCGGCGGGACCGGCAGCGCCGCCCTCGACCTCGGACTGGCCGCCGCGCCCGCCGCCGTGGCCGCCGCACCCGCGTACATGGTCGAGCACACGACTGCGCTGACGGAACTGACTCCCGTCCTCCGTGACGTCACGCGAGTCTTCGGACGCCTTGCCGATGACGGCCTGCACGTCGAGGCGGAAAGCACCGTCACCGTCAACGCACCCACCAGCGACCTGCGCGCATACGCCACCCGCTCCTGAATCACGGAGGTGCCATGACCTGGACCCTGGATATCCTGAATCCGGACGGCTCCCCCCGCGCTGCCCGCTCCGACGCCGCTCCCAGCGGCGTCTGGGACGGGTTCGTGTGGAAATGGAGCCGGTACGGGGACTGCCTCACCCTGAACTTCGACGCGGTCATGCCGGACCTTGGCGTCCGCAACCGCGACATTCTCGCCCTCGCCATCGACGGCGTGCCCGTCTTCAAAGGGCCCGTCGTGGAGGCGCCCCACCCGCGCGACCCCCGGCGCGGCACCGTGAACGCCATCGGGTGCAGCGCCCTGCTGTACCGCCGCGTGATCGGGCAGGACAGCTACCAGAACGTGGACGTCGCCGTGATCGTCCGGGACCTCATTCAGAAGTACCGGCACCCGGCCATCACGTACAACCCGGCGCTGATCCCGGACACCGGGAAGATCCTCACGTCCTTCCGGATGCCCTGGCGGCCGCTCGGGAAGGCGCTGGAACTGCTCGCCAAGACCGTCGCCGGGGAGAACGGCGTGCCGTTCGGGGTGCTGCCCAGCGGGGAGTTCTTCTTCGGGGCGGACCAGACGCCCAGCGTGCCCATCCCGTACAGCGCCGTGAGCGGCCTGAAATACCTGCGGGTCAGCGGGGACGAGGTGATCACCAGCAACTACATGGTGTTCCTCACGCGGCCCGCCGGAACGCCGTACAGCCGCGTCGAGCAGTACCGGAAGGTCACCACGCGCGACAGTGGCGGCGCCGTGACTGACGTGCGTGAGGAGCCGCAGTACACGTACGTGCCCGCCACGTACATCTACCGCGCGGACGACCCGGACGCCGCGCTGTACGGCCTGGAAACCGCGACGCTCGTCCCGGGCGGCGCGGACATCTTCAGTCCGGTCCCGAACGCCAGCCTCACTGCGAACGGCACCAACCTCACCAACCCCGGGAACGTCCTCGACGGTGACACGGCCACGTTCGCCGCTCACGCGGACGGCGCGTACTTCAGTGAGTTCGTTCTGCAGCAGGCGGCAGGGCTGGCCGCACCACAGATCACCGGCTTCCGCGCTCGCTACCGCCTGCAGGGCGGCACCGGCATCCCCGGGCTGCGCGTCACCATGTGGATCACGTACGACTTCCAGGTCGTCGAACCCCAACCGGGCGGCGGCAGCATCACCCGCGAGTACCGCACGCGCTTCTACTGGGACCTTCCCGACACCAGCGAGGGACCCATCGAGGTGGTCGGCGTGATGCCCCTCCCCGCCGACCTGCTTGGCATCGTCCACCCCGGCTCATTCACGCCCACCGACCCGACGTTCCTGAAGACGGAAATCTACGTGACCGTCCGCCAGTCCGAATCCGTGAACACACCCATCCCGGCCGACACGTTCCGCCTGTACGACATTCAACCGCTCGGCCTGGACTTCGAGAAGCTCGACACCATCGCCCGCAAGGCCCTCAGTCCGCCCGTGCAGGAACCCACCGAGTTCACCCTCCCGTACCTGCTGAGCGTCACGCCGACCGTCACCCTCACCGGCCTGCCCGGCGGGGATCAGACGGGCGACGTGGTCGAACTCGAAGGGCGGCACGACGGCAAGGCCCTGCGGAGCACCACCGTGAAACTCGAACAGCCCGGCGCGAGCGAAAGCGCCCGCATCATCCGCCTCGTCGCGAAGGAACGCGCCGCCGACGCGCAGGACGACCTGCGCGCGTTCCTGGAGGGACCCGTGTGACCACGTACCCCATGACCATCACCCTCAGCGTCGGGCAACCCCTCGTGTTCAACGTCGTCGAACCGCAACCCAGCGACATCGAGTACGCCGACGAGGTCGGCCGCGCCGTGGAGAGCGACCAGCAGCAGGTCAGCGGCGACGGGCAGCAGGAACCCCGCTGGCTGAAGTTCGACACGTGGATCACGACCGGCCCGCGCCCCAGCGACCGCGGCGCCGCGATCGGCACCCTGAAGGCCGCGCTGCGGTTCGCGGTCCGCGCCGAGATCGACGGACTCCGCTACGACATCACCCGCATCCGCCTCGTCGCGCACGCCCCCAGCGGCAACGGGTACCGCGTGAGCCTGCGCATGATCGGCCCCCGCCCCGACTTCTACTCCGTGGACGCCAATGGCGCGTTCGTCGCGTACGCCCCCCTCTGGTGAAAGGAAACTCATGACTGCACCCCCCACAGACCGGGAGATCCTCCTGGCCCTGAACGACCGCATGAATACCCTGGAAACCGACGTCCGAGCCGCCATCGCGCGGCTCGACGCGTTCCTGGCCGACCCACCCCCCGGGCCGCGCGGCCACCGGGGAGCCCAGGGCGCCACGGGTCCCGCCGGGCCAGCCGGACCTGCCCCTGACCTGACCGAGCTGAACGCCGCGCTGCAGGACGCCCAGGCGTTCCTTAACGGCGCGCAGGCGCAGATGACGAACCTCGTGAACGAAACCGAAGCCCGCGCCGAACGGGCCATCGCGTCCATGCGGATCCTGAAGGAGCCCCGATGAAAGCCAAAGTCACCGGCAAGAGTGCCTGGCAGGGCGTCCCGGACGACGGGTACCTGAACATCCACATCATCGGTGATCGCTGGGCCGACGCGCACGGCAACGCCACCGTTTCCCGCTACAGCGGCCGCCTCAACCCCGGCAAGACCGGCTTCGGCGACGCGAAGAATCCCGCCGCGGACCTGTACATCCCCGTGCAGGGCCCCGGCGACCCCGATGGTCCCCTCGCCCGCTTCGAGGAGATCCTCGTGTACGGCGGTGAGACCGTCCGCAGTGAGTACACCCGGCGACTCATCGCCACGGACCTCGACGGTCTGATCTTCGACTACGCCGCGCCCGAACCGACCAGCCTTCCGCCGTCGTTCGGGCAGGCCCCGCTGACCATCCAGGCAGCGCAGCAGCTGCTCGACACAGGCACGGCGAAGATCGCACAGGTCGATCAGAAGCTGATTCAGGTGGACGATTCCCTGGCCGATATTGCCCAACATCTCCTGGAAAACACGGTGTACGCCTCGGACAGCGCCGACGACCCGCCCCTGCCGGACCCGTACCGGCCCGGTGTGCGGGGCCGCAAACTCACCGCCAGCGGCAACGTGCTCTACCTCGTGACGGCACCGGCTGAGACGCCCGGCTGGCTGCCCACCCAGGAGCTGCTCAGCGGCGACGCGGTGGCCGCCGTGGAGGCTGCCGCCGCCGACGCCCGGGTAGCCGCCGGGGAGGCCACAGCGGCCATTGGGGGGCTGAGCGGGTACCGGCTCGTTGACGCGCTGGACGGACTCACCGACCGGCGCGGGCGCCGCGTGGTGGCCGGGTACGCGGATGAGCTGGGGCAATCCCCACAGCACATCACCGAGGATGGCCGCACGTGGATGCATGGCGCCGCGGTCGGGGACATGGACGTGCAGCAGGGTGAGCCGGGCAGCGGGATCGCCTGGGCGCTCACCGACCGTGACGAGCGGATGGCGGCCTGGGTCACGGACGCCGGTGAGTTCGGCGCCGCGAGCCTCACGGCCGCCCTGCGCTCCGGTCGGTACACCGTGTGCGTATGCGACGGCGACAGCATGACGCAGGGCCTCGGCAGCAGCCACTTCGCGTTCACGGCCAACGCGGTCGCGTACCCCGGCGGCGGGTACCCCTACGTCCTACAGCAGCACCTGGGAGGCGCCGTGCAGGTCGTGAACCGGGGGAGCTGCAGCGCCCAGGCGTACGACATCGCGGCCCGCACGTACGGCGGCGGCGGTGTGGCCGCCCAGTACGGCGTCGGCGCGCCAGTCGGCGGTACCTACCCGCTGACCGGGCTCAACAACCGTTCGCCGCTGCTCACACCGAACGGCGGCACGCTGTCCCAGCGCGGACGGCTGGGCGAAGTGCTCGGCACGCTCACGCGCGACAACCGCGCCGCCGACTGGCAGAGCAACCGCACCGCGTACTACACGTTTACGCCGGATCCGGGTGAGCCGACCCTCGAAACCAGCGCGACCCCTGCCGCGCCGCGCCGCATCTACACCTGGCACCCCGACCTGGCCCACACGGATCAGCCGCATATCATCTGGGCGGGCCGGAACAACGTCGGGGATCACGCGCAGACCGTGGAGAGCGTCAGGGCGATGCTGTCGGCCCTCGCGCCGGACGTGCCGCGCCTCGTGATCGGGGTGCTGGCCTCGCAGACCGAAACCTGGGGGAACGGGCGCGAGGTCGTCGAGGAGATCAACCGCCAGCTGGCCGAGCTTGCCGGTCCTGCATTCTTCGATCCGAACGAGGTGCTGGGGCGGAATGCGGACGGCACGCTGCGCCTGGACGGCACGCCGAATCCCGCCTGGATGAGCGACACCCTGCACTGCAATGACGCCGGGTACCAGCGCCTCGCTGACGCCCTGTACGCCCGCATCGTGCGGGAAGGATGGTACGACTGATGCCCACGATCATCACGCTGAACAATGTGCAGTTCGACCCTGGCCTGAATCTCCCACTGTTGCCGCTGGACGCGTACGACGGTCCCGGTGTGCTGCTGATCCACGATTACCGACGCGCCCGGTGCCTCGCGCCTGGGGTGCTGACCGAGGGGCAACTCATCACGAACCTGAGTCGGAACGTGACGGCGGGTATCGACGCTGGCGACCTGATCGGGGCGGCGGGCGTCACGCGCGACGGGCAGGGCCTGCGGTTCAGCCGGCCCAACGGTGCGCAGATCAGCGACTGGATCAGGGCGACTGGCCTAGGTGCGCTGCCCCTCCAGAGCGGTGTGGACTGGGTGGCGACGGTGTGGGTGCGTCAGCGCGCAGCGGTCGATTGGCAGGGCGTGATCGGCAGCGCCGGAAACTCGGGGAGCACCGAGACTACAAACAGCTGGGGCCTGTATATCCAGGGCTCTGGTGGCCTCGATCCGTACGGCATCACGGCGCGGGCGTGGACGACAGCGGGGGCACTCGTGCAGTACGGGCTGGACCACCCGCTGCCCGTGGGCGGCCCGGTGGTGCAGCTGGCGTTCGGGATGACGTTCAGCGGCGGCGCAGCAACGATGCACTGGGGGTACAACGGCGGCCTCCAGATCGGTGCGGACGTCGGTGCGTGGCGCGTGCCGCAGTACCCGCTCCAGATCGGCACTGCCGGAACTGATGGGCAGAGCGGGGCGACCATCTACCGCGCGACCCTGGCACAGGTGGGGGCGGGGCGGCGCTACGCCTCGATTGCGGAGGCCGTGGCACGGGATTACGCGCTGGGGGCCGGGCAGTTCGGATGAAGATGAGGCGGCTTGGGGACAACCCAGCCGCCTCCCAGGACGCTTAGAACAGCAGCGCGACTAACATCGCACCGGCAACATACCCGGCCCCGATCCGCGCACCGATCATGACTGCGTACGACATCGTTCCACCCCCCCCTGTGTGTATTTCTCCATCCATTGGTCTGGAGTGCGGCCATGGTTGCGCACGGTCGTGTGGACCCTATGGATCCTGCACTCATCGAGTAGCACACAGAACCGGGCCCGGTATCAGGCCCTGAACACGCAGGAAAACGCCGCGTCCCTCCCCAGGGTCGCGGCGCTTCACTGCGCGGGTTGAGTTCTCCAAACCAGGGCCCCCGCCCGCGCAGCTTACTCGCTGGACGACTCGCGGCGCTCTTTGCGCTTCAGGGTCAGTTCGACGTCGAACTCGTCGAAGATGGCGGGCCACAGCCCGGGCGGCTGCCCCCGGTCCCGCAGCGTGCGGCTCAGGCTCTTCTCGCTGATTCCCAGCTTCGCGGCCAGATCGCGCTGCGTCAGGCCTTTCTGGCGCATCAGGCGCTTGATTTCCGCGCGGATCTCCTCCGTCATGTTCATCAGGGTAGCCTCCGTTCACCGTTTCCTCCGAACCGGTTGAAAAAGTTCTACCAATCCGGTAGAACTTTCATCAAGACGCCCGGTCACACTGCGGGTGTACGTCCCTCGCCCGCCCGAGCACGCCGGGGCGGGGCTTCCCATGGAGGAATCCCATGCTCAAGCGCATCCTGACCACCCTCGCCCTGCCCGTCCTGCTCGCCAGCTGCGGTGGATTCACCGCCCCCGAGCGGGACAACGCCCAGTGGACGACTGAACTGCACGGCGTCAGCATCACCTGGCGCTGGGTGAACCCCGGCGGCCTCGGGCCCGGGCGGGCCGGGCGGGCCATGGTCCTCCCCGGCGGGCAGTCCTGCGTCATCGACCTCGACCCCACCACCATCCGCAACTACCTCACCGAAGTCGCCGCACACGAGGCCGGGCACTGCCTCGCCGCGCGGTACCTGCAGATCGGCGCGGACGTGAACAGCGAGAACCCACACCTGCACGAACTGATGGAGCAGTGGCCGCAGGCGTACGCCGAGAGGTACATGGCCGACTGCGGCCTGAGCCTCGCACCCCTGGGCTGGCGGGACACGCGTGAAGCGACCTGCGCCGCCGCGCCCGACATCGACGACATCAAGTAACGCACCTCACCCCTCGATCCGCCCCGGCTTCGGCCCCGGGGCGGATTCTTCATTCCGGCCGGACGCGAGGTCCCCATGCGCAGGCACATCACCCTGGCCGCCCTGCTCGCCGTGCTCCTCACGGCCGGGCAGGCCGCCCCCACCACGACCGTCTGCGCCGCCCAGGCCCGGACCCAGACCAGCTGGCCCGGCCGGGTCGTGATCGTCACCGCCGCCACCTGCCCCGACGGGGGCCGGGCGTACGTGCGGTTCGTCAGCCGCACCGGCTCCCAACCCGACTCTCCCCCCGGGTACTTCACCCTCAAGCGCGGCCAGACCCTCACGCGGCGCGTGCCGCGCGACTGGTGGGTCGAGTACCGGGACAAGTACCTGCGCTGGACGCGCATCAAGGAGGTGGTCCGCTAGGTGGAAAAACTGCTGATCGTCATGACAGCCAGCACCCTGGCTGCCAACGAACTCACCGGAGCCGCCCTGCCCTTCACGGAAGGGGAACTCTGGAGCCTGCTGTTCGTGCTGATCGCCGCGCTCTTCACGGCTGTCAGCAAGGAGGCCAGCAAGGCCGCGCGCGGTCCGTTCAAACCCGCCCGCTTCTGGGGGAACGTCGGCCTGGGCGTCATGGCGGGCGTGTGTGCGCCCCTGCTGATCGAGTACGTCATGCAGCACTGGACCGGGAAGCCCCTGACTGGCGGGGCCAGCGTCGGCCTGGGCATTCTCGGCGCGTACGCCGGGCGTGACTTCCTGAAGGCCGCGTACAGTGCCCTGCTCGCCGTGGGGCAATTCGCCGCGAAGCTCAAAGGTCTCTCCATCAACTACGACCCGGACAAAGTCCAGCGTCCGAACCGCAAGGAAGGAGGTGGGGACGATGCGTAACGCCCGCCTGACACACCAGCTGCGCCACGTGCGACTCGCCGTCCTGCGCGGCCTGCACGCCGTCCTGCGCGCCCTGCCCCGCGTGGCCGCCATCACCGCCCTCTACGCCCTGGTGATCGCCGGGTACGCCACCAGCGCCTGGCTCGCCGACCTGGGCGACACCGTCCTCGGGCCGCCGGTCGTGCAGGAGGGCCTGCGCGCCCTGATCGTCATGGCCGTCGCCCGGGCGTTTCAGCTGCGCTGGGCGGAACTCACCCCCTGGAGCCGCGCCGGGTGGGGCCTGCTCGCGATCGGCGTGAGCCTGAACCTCGCCCGTGGGCACTTCAGTGAGACCCCACTGACCCTGGCGTTCATGTGTGGCCACGCGGGCCTACTGATCATCACTACCCGCCTCATGGTGGCCGCGCAGCGCGAGCAGCGCCTCGCGGACGCCAACCGAGACCTTCGCCGCCAACTGGCGGACGCCCACGCGCGCATCGCGCACCTGGAGGCATCCCATGATTGACATCACCCCTGACCTGGTGCGGGCCATCAACCCGCGTCACCCCCGCCCGGACGTGGCCGCCCCGAAGATCCAGCGGGCGTTCGAGCAGTTCGGCATCACGACGCGTAACACGGTGGCCATGGCCCTCGGGCAGATCGGGCACGAGTCGGGCCTGATTCCGAGGGAGGAGAATCTGAACTACCGAGCGACGCGGCTGATGCAGGTGTGGCCCAACCGCTTCCCGACGCTGCAGGCGGCGCTGCCGTACCAGTTCAACCCGCAGGCCCTCGGCGACCGGGTGTACGGCGGGCGCATGGGCAACAGCCCCACGGAGGGCTTCCTGTACCGGGGGAGAGGTCCGATCCAGCTGACCGGGAAGAGCAACTACGTCACGTACGGCCGCCTGATCGGCTACGACCTGGTCGCGCAGCCGGACCTGCTCCTGCAGTACGGCGTGGGCTTCCTGGCCGCCGGGGCGTTCTGGCAGGCGCACGGCCTGAACCGCCCCGCTGAGCGCGGCGACGTGCGCGCCGTCACCCGCGCCATCAACGGCGGCACGATCGGCCTGGACGACCGCGAGCGGCTGTACCAGCGGGCCCTGGTGAACGTACCCCGGTACGGGCTGCTCAGCACGGACGCGCCCCTGAACGTGGAAGCGGACGCCGCGGCGGACCTGGATGCCCGGCACGAGCAGCTCACGCGGATCCTGGGCCTGCTGTGACCGTCCGCATGACGCCCGGCGCGCCGTTCCTGGACGGGGCCGCGCCGGGCACCATCCAGGCCGATGCGAGCTGGCACCACTACGTGTGCCCTTGCGGCTGCGCTCAGGTGTACAGCGCCGCGCACGCCGTCGCGGGCGGCAGCGTGGAGACCGGTGACCTGACGCTCACGCCATCGCTCTGGCACAACGGCGAGGGGCAGTGCGGCTGGCATGGCTGGCTCCAGAACGGCGAGTTCCGCAGCGTCTGAGCGCAGCCGCCCCCATTCGTCCCCATTGGAATATTCCGGAATACTTTCTCCGCATTCCACGTGTCAGACGACGTGAGCGACGTTCCGCGTGACGACTTTACTGTTCGCGCGCCCCATTCCACCCATCGATGTCCCCAATCCACCCATGCCCATGGGTGGATTCGTCTTCCCGGCCCCTGCCCTTCGCGGTGGGGGCCGCGCCTTTACGAGGTGTTCCATGACTCGAGTCCTTCGACTGTTCGTTCCCTTCCTCGCGCTGCTGCTGGCCCTGACGGGCGTGGCGGCCGCGCAGGCCTTCGACCTCTCGCCGATCCTGGCTGACCCGATCGGCTGGGCGGTTGCGATGACCACCAACCCGCTGCTGCTGGGCCTGTTCGTGTTCGGCGTGGTCGCCACCGTCAAGCGCGACGCCGAGCGCCGCAAGCCGCCCATCACCTGGAACCCCTGGCTGTGGCGGGGGATCGCGTTCGCGGTGGGCGTCGCATCGAGCGTGCTGCTGCGCATGATCGTCGTGCGCGTCCTGAACCGCGCGGGGGTGTCACTGGACCTCGGAGTGACGCTGCTCAACGGGTTCGCGGCAGGTGTCATCGCCGTGATCGGCCGTGACGGGCTGAAGACGACGCTGGGCTGGCTGGGCCGCAGTGACCTGCTCACGCAGCTGCTCGGCGGATCCGGCAGTGTGGCCGCGCCGGTGACGGTCACGGTGCCTCAGTCGCTGACTGGACTGCCTGCCGTGGCGACGGGGCTGCTGAGCGACCTGATCGCCGAGGTCCTGCGCGAAGCGAAGTTGCTGGCCACGCCGGAGCAGGTGATGCGCGTCGCCGTGGCGCTGGCCCCGGTCGCGCCGGACCTGCTCGACGGCGACGTGCACCTCAGCGCGCAGAACCGCAACCGGGTGCTGCAGGTCATCCTGGACCTGAAGACGGGCGGGCGGCTGTGACGCGACTCCTGGCGGCGCTGCTGGTGCTGCTCACGGCGTGCGCGCCGCTCGTGCAGGTGGCGCAGCCGGACGAGCGGGCCACCCTGACCCGCGCAGGCCTGAGCGTCACGCTGACCAACCCCGGCCCGGACGCCCTGACCGGCGACCCCAGCCGCGCCGGGGACGGCGTCGCGCTGACCGTGCAGGGCGTCGGGCTGGTGCCGGACGCCCAGGCGGCCCAGTGGTGCCGCGCGGCCACGTCGACGAGCTGGGCGTGCACCCTGCCGGATCTGCCGGTCGGTACTTCGCGGCGCGTGACGTTCACCGCCGGGACGCTGCTGGACGCCGCAGCGTTCGGGTACCGGCCTTCACTGGGCGCTCGACCTGTCCTGATTTGGCTTCAATGACTATGGCCCCCACCTTCCCCGGCTTCGGCCCGGGCGGGTGGGGGCCTTTTGTCATTGTCCACAAAACGACGAAAATCCTGTGGACAACTCTGTGGATAACCCGTAATCTCAGCGCACAGACGCATCCTGGCACCCGAGAGAGGAGCCTTGCAGAGTCGCCCCGACCGAGGAAACCCGCCAGACGCGGGGTTTTTTCATGGGGCGACCTCGTCATGAGAGGAGACCCATGGACCACGCAGCATTCGCCCGATTCTGGAGAAACGAGATCCCAAGAGCTGCTGAACGCGACAGCTATCAGAATCACTGGCGTGGTCTGTGTGAGATCGTGCGGCACCCTTTTCCCGGGGTGGACCCGAACTACAAATTCGAGCGGAAAGTGCAGAAGGTCGGTACGAAGGACACGGGATTCGCCGACGTGTACAAAGCCAAGCATTTCATTGCGGAGTACAAGCGCCCCGGCCGGGACCTGGGGGCCGCTCGCCAGCAGGCGGCGCTATACGCATGGGAGCTCGGCAACCCACCCCTGCTGATCACCTCTGACTTCGCGCGGATTGAGGTGAACACGGCGTTCACTGGGACCAGCCCGAAAACTTACCTGATTGGCCTGGACGACATCGAGCACAACCAGGTGATCAAGGGCGGCGACCTCACGGCGCTGGAGATCCTGAACTCCGCTTTTCACGCGCCGGAAAACTTGGATCCGCGGCACTTCCGCGAACGGCTCACGACGACCGCCACGCGGCAGGTCGGGCAGGTCGCACTCCGCATGGGCCAGCGTGAGGGCAAGGCGCGGGCGGCGCACATGATGATGCGCCTCGTGTTCGCCCTCTTCGCGGAGGACGTCACCTTGCTCGAGCGCGGTCTCGTGACCCGGGTGCTCGAACGCAGCCGGGCCCACCCGGAGAACAGTCAGGCGTACTTCCAGGAACTGTTCCGCGCGATGAAGGGCGGTGGTGAGTTCTGGGGGCACGACATCCAGCACTTCAACGGCGGCCTGTTCGACGAGGCAGACGCTCTGGCCATCACGTCCGACGAGGCGGCCGCGCTGGTGGAGGCCGCGCAGCTGGACTGGTCAGAAGTGGAACCTAGCATCTTCGGCACGCTGTTCGAGAACGGCCTCGATGAGGACACCCGCAGCCGCCGCGGCGCGCATTACACCAGCGTGACGGACATTGAGCGCGTCGTCGACCGCGTCGTGATGGAACCCCTCTGGGCGGAATGGGACGCGCTGAGGCACGGGTTGCAGAAGATGAAGCGTCAGCAGCGAATCGAACAGCTGTTCGCGTTCCAGGACCGCGTGCGGGGCGTGCGGGTGCTGGATCCGGCCTGCGGGAGCGGCAACTTCCTGTTCGTGGCCCTGAAGAAGCTGCTCGACCTGGAGTACCAGATCCGTTCAGCCGTCACCATGAACGGCGTCGGCGAATTCGAGATGCCTCCACTCGTGCACCCCAAGCAGATGCTGGGCCTGGAAATCGAGCCGTTCGCGCACGAGCTGGCCAGCATCACGCTGTGGATGGGGTACATCCAGTGGAAACGCGCGCACGGTGGGCACTGGGAAACGCCGATCCTGCAGCACCTGAACAACATCCAGAACCGGGACGCGCTGCTCAACCCGGACGGCACCGAGGCGCAGTGGCCGGACGCGGAGTTCATCGTCGGGAACCCGCCCTTCCTGGGTGACAAGATGATGCGCGCCCAGCTGGGCGGTGAGTACACCAACACCCTGCGGGGCGTCTACGCTGACCGGCTGCCTGCGCAGAGTGACCTCGTGTGCTACTGGCCGGAGAAGGCGCGGGCCATGGTGGAATCGGGCGTTACGCGCCGGGCGGGTTTCGTGGCAACGAACAGCATCCGTGGCGGCAAGAATCGGGTGGTCCTTGATCGCATCAAGGCAACCGGTGACATCTTCATGGCGTGGCCTGATGAACCCTGGGAGCAGAACGGCGCGGCCGTCCGCGTCAGCCTCTTCGCGTTCGACAAGGGCATGGAAACCCAGAAGACGGTGAATGACCAGTTTGTCAGTGACATCACCGCCGACCTGACCTCGCGTATCGACGTGAAATCCGCAGTGAAGCTCTCGGAGAACGGAGGGCGGAGCTTCATCGGTACACAGAAGGGCGGTGCCTTCGATATTCCTGCTGAATTGGCGCAGCAGTGGATCAACGCCCCGAACCCGGATGGTGTGGAAAACGCGGATGTGCTGAAGCCCTGGGTGAACGGCATGGACCTGACGCGCCGGCCCAGCAACCGGTGGATCATCGACTTCGCCCTGATGAGCGAGATGGAGGCGTCACGGTATCTAATGCCTATGGCGTACGTCGTTCAGCACATCCAGCCGGTTAAGAGTCAGAATCGTCGGGAGAATAGGGCACGCCACTGGTGGCGGTTTGATGAGCCAGCTTCGAACTTGCGTGCCGGGCTCGCTGGCTTGACGCGCTTCATTGGCATTCCAAGGGTGGCCAAGCACCTTCTGCCGGTCTGGCTGCCCGAGGGCACACTGCCGGACTCACAGGTGGTGTCAATCGCGCGGGATGATGACTTCACATTCGGCGTCTTGGCCTCCACAACACATCGCTGCTGGGCCCGGGCACAGGGCACGTACATGGGTGTTGGTAATGATCTGCGGTATACCCCCTCTACCTGCTTCGAGACCTTCCCATTCCCGGATCCAGCCCCTGAGCAGCGTGCAGACATCGAAAAGTGGGCGCGGTTCGTGGTGACGATGCGGGAGCACCTGCTGGCGCAGGACACGAAGGCGACGCTGACAGGCCTGTACAACGACGTGGTCCGCCTGCGCGCCGAGCCGGACGCCACGCATCCCGTCACGGCGCTCGTGAAGGCCCACGCGGACCTAGACAAGGCGGTGGCCGCCGCGTACGGCTGGGACTGGCCGCTGAGCGAGGACGATGTGCTCGCGCGACTACTGGCGCTGAACCTAGAGCGGGCCGCGACAGCCTGATCAAGCGGGCGTATGTGGCGTCGCGCATCCAGAGGCTGGATCTGAGGCAGCACGTTCCAGCAGTGCGTGTCATGCTGCGCGCGTGTCCCCTCACGACGACGCGAACCGCGCCCTGATCGAGATCCTCCGTGCAGGCCTGCCCGCCGCGCCAACGCCTGCACCGGCACCGCAGGGCGAACGTCCAGCCGCACCCCGCTAAGCTGACCGGATGACGTTCCAGCCCGGCCGCCCCCTCCCTGCCGACCCACAGACCACCCAGGAGCGCACCCTGTACCACGCACCGCGGATGTCCGGCGTGATGGGCAGCATGACCCGCGAGGGCGGCACGTGGCAGTGGCGACAGCTGCGTGGCGACGGGCCGGACGCGTACGGCACGGGCGGCTGGAACGACCTGCAGAAGTGGCTCCAGGGATGAACGTACAAGATGCGAAGCCGGAAGCATGGCGACCAAGTGAACCACTCACCATGTGTCCTGATCAGCAGCGGCGGTAGTACCCGCTGACGTACGTGCCGTTGCTGCGGCGGTACCCGTTCACCCAGCACTGCCCACCTGAGGAGGTGGCCGGCGCCGCACCTGGCGTGACGACTGGCGTGGGAGCCGTGAACGTCGGGGCGGTGGTCACGGTCCTCTGGAAAGTGCCCTGGAAGGTGGGCGTCAGCGTGCGCCCAAGGGTCAGCTCCTGCAGGTAGGCGACCGGCCCGACCACCCCGCTCTGGTAACTGCGGATGTCGTAGTACCCCGGCAGCAGTTCCGCGAGGTCGAGCACCGGCTGCCCACCTCCCGTGAACACCAGGAACACGTACCCGGGGGCGATGGGGAGTTGCAGGCCCGCGCGGTCCGCTCGGGCGGGCGCGGCATAGAGGGCTGGGATGGTTAGCCGGGTGAGGCCGGAGGCAGGCACGGTAATGGTCACCCGTTGTGTGGTCTTGCCGGTGGCGCTGACGATCATGGGGTACGTACCGGGCTTCAGGCTCTGCGGGTCACGGACGGGCTGGTTGCCGTCGAGGATGACGAAGTAACTCCCGGTGGGGTTGTCGATCGTGAACGCCGGGAGCAGCGCGGGCGTAGTGGCATTGGGGGTGGCGGCGCTGGCGGGTGCCGCCGCAGCACTGGGTTGCAGCAGCAGCAGGGCCTGCGCGTCGCCCCTTGGGAGGACGCTGAGAGTGGTCTGACCCTGCTCGATGTCGGTGCTCAGGCCCCCTTCCGGACCGTCCCGCCAGGGGTTGGGGAGCAGGGCGGGGAAGGAGGTGAAGATCTTCCCCGCGACCGCGACCGTGTCACCCGTGACCCGCACGCAGCTGCCCTGGTAGGGGGCAGGGCAGGTCTGCGGGAGCCCGCCGAGGGCCTGGGCGAGCTGCCCGGCGACCGTGGCGGGCGTGGCGACCGCCAGAGACGGGAGGGTGAGGGCGGCGAGGGTGAGCCAGGCGCGAAGGGTCATACGGCAGCGTACCGGAGGGGGGAATGGGCCGGGAACACACATGCGTCACTTGTTCTTCTGGGCTGGCAGCCCGGGCCCTGTCGGGAAGATGATCTTGGCCCCTGGCGCCGCTCAGGTGAGGACAAGCGGGACGGGCGTGATCCCTACACTGACGGGCATGTCTGAGCGTATGAACCTGAACATGGAGCCTCCGGAGCCTGCTGGAGACCGGGCGTGGCCGGAGTTCGTGCGGCACTCGTACGGGTCGAACGAGGGATTGACGGACGATACGCAGAACAGTGAGGCGTACCCGTATGGGTACCTAGGGTGGTTCATCCGTATGGGGCATCACGTGGCGTCGCTGATCGGTGCGCACACGGGGCGGACGGATGACGCGGCGGTGCTGGCAGCGGCGCTGCTGGGGGATATGGACGAAGAGCGGGACATGCAGCGGGAGCATCCGGAGGGGCTGGCGCTGCTGGATGAGGTGCAGGGGCTGCTGCTGGGGAAGTTGCGTCAGTTCAGCCTGCCGGTCGGGCCGCTGCTGTACGACGCGGATGAGGCAGTCTCGGTGCTGGAAGCGTGGGGACCGCGCATCGAGGGGTTCCACGGGAATGCGTGCGTGGCGCTGGTGAACTACCTGGAAAGTGTGAAAACCCGGTGCCAAGAACTGGGGGAAGTCAGGGTGCGGCGGGCCACTCCACCCGCAGTACTTCAGGTCAGCGAGGCGGAGGTGCGGGCGGACGTGGCGGAGCAGCTGCGAGACCTGGCGGTGGACGTGGAGGAGGGACGACTGCGCGTGCAGGAGGTTCGCACAGGCCGACGGGGGTCACACGTGGAGGTGCTGATCATGGGACGGGTGACTCGCCGCGCGCCGGACACGGCGTCCAGCGAAGCCAGCTGAAGTCCGGTCGAATACGTTGACTATTGATGAGACGGAGTACTGACTCGACGTGAAATTCGCACCTTCGCACCTCGACGCCTAACCGTCATTCCCGCTTGGCTGGGCGGCCATGTGGGGCGACCCTCCTCAGTCCTGCATGCGGGCCAGGAACCACCCATGCGGGTGCGCCCCTTCCTTCTCGTCTAACCGGTGCACCTCCATCGTCACAGGGCCGCACTGGATGACCCAGCAGTCGCGGCTGGGCTCCCCGAGCCACCAGCGGCCGCCGGCGCGGTACTGGTCGAGGACCTGCGTGAGGTGGTACGTCCGGCCCGCCCAGCGGATGACCTTCGGGGTGCCGTCCGGGGTGAGGTGCGTGACCTCGCAGGGCTGCTGGATGGCGCGCATGCCTACAGGGTACGGTGGGCGGCATGGACGTCCGAGACCTGACCGCCGTGGAGATCGCTGACCTGCTGGACGCCGCGTGGCGCGAGGACCAGGGGGAAGCGGTGCGCGGGCCGGATCAGGAGACCCGCACCTACCTCGCGGATCGCCTGGGCTGCGACGAGGACCTGCGGGCCGAGGCGTGGGCGGCGTGGCGTGATGAGCTGATCGCGGATGGCCGCAGCGTCGACGAGGCGGAGTACTGGCTGGACGTGGAGTTCCTGCAGCCCTGCCCCGAGGATCACCCCACTGGGGACTGAGCACACAGAAGACTGCGTCAGTGGGATTGACCCTGCTGGCGCAGATTCAATCGTGCGCATTGCGTGACTTCAACCCGCCTTTCGTGCACTTCATGAGAGTTGGGGCCGTTGAATGAGCAGATTTCAGTGTGTTTCGTCAACTGAAATGCAGCTCGGCAGAACGATGTGCAGTGATGCGCGGGCAGTTGTCCGGTCACTCTACCCACGTGTCCAGCGCTTCCGTGAGTCTCTCGGGCCGCATCTTGGCGTAGATCTCGGTGGTGCCGATGGTGCTGTGGCGCAGATGGCGACTCACCACGTAGATGTCACCCGTTTGTTCGAGGAGCATGGTGGCCGCCGCGTGGCGCAAGCCGTGCACCTGGCGCCGCTCGTACGTCACGCCAGCAAGGGTGCATAGGGCGCGCAGCAGCATCCGGACTGATTTCGGGTTGCGCCACGGGAGCACGTGCCCGGTCCGGGCGTTCTCGGGCACAGCACTGAGGGCGGCGTGCAGCGGGCCGGACAGGTGCACCCGCGCGGTCTTCCGGCCCTTGCCGGTCACGGTCATCCGCTTCTTGTCGAGATCCACGCGGTCCCAGGTCAGGCCGATCATCTCGCTCATGCGCAGTGCGCCGTGAGCCCCGAGCAGCAGCATCAGCTGCTCGTCCGGATCCGCGACGGCCATCAGGGCCGCGATGTCCTCGCGGGTGTACGCCTCGCGACGCGCCCAGGGGTCCGTGGGGTCCGCGACGCGCGGGGTGTCCGCGAACGGGTCCGCCTGGAGCACGCCCGCCCAGCGCAGGGCGCGGTACAGCGCGCGGGCGGCGGACCGGCGGGCATTGATCGTGCCGGGGGTCAGGCCAGTCCGTTCCAGGGCGCGGAGGTACCCGACGGTGAGGTCCGTGTCGTGCTCTGTCATGCGCTGCCAGCCCAGTGGGAAGGCGTACTGCAGGAAGCGCCAGACGCCCGTGCGGTAGGCGCGTAGGGTGTGCTCGCTCGTGTGGCTGCCGCCCCGGCCGTACAGACGCAGGTTGTACTCGGTGACGGACCACAGGGTATCCACGTCCCGGGTGCGCAGCGCCTCGCGGACGGTGGCTTTACGCTCGGGTCTGGTCAGGGTGTCCCACTGCACGTCGACCGGGAGCCACTGATGCGTGCCGGTCGCGCTGATCTCCGGCAGTGAGGGTTTCTTGTTCTTCTTGGTCTTCTTCATCGCGGATCGCCTCCGCTCTCCTGGGTCGCCCTGCCCCCTGGGGCGGGCGGCCCTCACGGTTTTTCAACGGACGGCTGTGTCTCTCAGGGCCTACCCTGAGGCCCATGCCCGACTGGACAGACACTGAGCGCGCGGTTATGGGGGCCATCCTGGAAGTTGGTGCGCTGACCTCCCGTCGGGTGCAGGCGACATACGGTCCCCGGCCCAACTGGCACCGCCTCATCACGGAGCGCCAGCTCAGAGAGGTCAGGACCATCTACGGGCCTGTGCTGACGCCCACCGAGGCGGTCCACGAAAAGGTTGAGTCCACGGGGCGTCTACGTGGACCCGGCAGCCTCGCGGACCGGGCGTACATGCTCGATGCGATCGACCTGGTAGCGCAGCATGGGTACCGGTTCGTGTCGCACGACTACAAGGGTGGCCAGGTGCCCGGCACCACGACCGCGCACATCACGCGCACCCGCATTGAAGTCTCGCGGGAGGAGATGGAGCGCCTCGTCGACTGGGCCAGCGACCGGCCAGGGCCACTGCCGAAAGCCCTGGGGCGGACGTGGCTGTACGCCCGCTGCTCAGGCGGCGGCATGCAGGCCTCAGATCTGCGGCGCATCCTCAAGGCGACGGAAGAACAGAACAGGCCGAAGGAATACAGCACCGATCACGTGCAGGTCCTCCACGCGCCCCTGCTGTTCGTGGTCCCTGCAGAGGACGATGCACTTCGCGCGTACGCGCGGCGTTACCTGGCCGAGCACCGGCGGACGTACGACCGGGGATGGAATTACAACCAGCGACTGCATTACGTCCCACCGTTCGAGATTTTTGAGCAGCCGCTGCCGAACCAGGTGTACCGCCCATCATCTGTCGAACGTGGCCGTCCGCTCTGAAATCTTGTTGAGCCGTGGCCGCGGGGCGTACGGGTCGCCCGGCCGGTGCACGTCGACGTACATCGTCCGCACCTGCTTGAGGCCTGTGAGCTTGCCCTGGGCGTGGAGTGCGTAGACCCGCGAGTCTAGTTTTTCGACGCGGCCGTGCACGCTGGTCAGCCAGATCAGACGCTGGTACCCAGCGGCGGCAAACCCGATGAGTTTGGCGTCGACCCGTTCCGGGTTGTAGCCGGTATCGACCTCCACGGCGACGTCCTGAGCCCGACCATGAGGCGAGCGCAGCTCCGCGTCTGGCCACATGCCCTGGCGCCCCCTCAGAGTCAGATACGTGAACTGTAGGGCCTGGGCGTTTATGTCATCTGCCAGTCGCAGGGCACCCTCAGCCAGGAGCGCCTGATGCAGGAGGTCGCGTGGCGCTGACCGCAGGCTCTGCTCCTGCCGGCTGACGAACGTCAGCGTCGTCATGCTGCTGGCCTGATGTGACTGCGTGCGGACGTCAAGGTCGATGCGTGGATAATCCATCCAGCCAGCCGCCTGCGCGAGCCCCAGGCGGGCCAGGGAGACCGAGGTCATGACCGGGTGCTCCGTCAACAGGCGGCGCAGCTTGGCTTTGCGGACAGCTGGGTGCATGGGGCATGATCACCTGAGTTCATGCCGAAGTGCCGTGAAAAAGGGCACGCAGGCTGATGCAGACGTAAAATAACGGTAGGCGGAAGTGGTGCGCTTTCCCTAGGAATGATGAGTTTTTTGCAGAATCGGAGTGACACAAAAAACTCATCGAATCACAACAATGGACACTCAAATTTGAGTGTCCAATCGTTATTTGCCCCCCATGTTGTCCATAATTGAATGAGGAAAATCGCATATCTCAGGTATGACGGTCAGGCTAGAGTAAACCATGTTGAAATCCGAGCTGGCACGAGAAATCGGCATAGATCCCAGCGTCATGACGAAACGGCACCGCGAATACTGCCGCCTCGCGGACATTGATGAAAACGAGAGGTACCTCGACGCCAACACCGTTGCCGATCTGCGTGCAGCCTCTGAAATGGTGAGTAACGGGACAGCGCGTAACTGGCCGGAGGCCGTGCGCCGCCGCCTGGGCCAGCACGTCGACCCAGTGCCGCCCAGCAGCGTGGCAGAGATCATCCAGCGACTCAGTGCACTGGAAACCAACGTGCAGCTGATCGCCAATCAACTGGAGCGCATCGAGAGCAGCCTGCGTGACCGTCCTCAGCCAACCATGATGTCGCGCCCCGTGGGACCAACCCCAGCTCCCATGCCCGTCCGTCCACCCGCGCCAGCACCGCACGTCCAGCAGCCAACTACAGAATGGTCTGGTGAAGACTGATCAGCTGGGTGTGTCATTAGCGATGCAGTGATCTACTCAGATCACGGTGAGTGCCTGGTTATGTGCAGATAGACCACCTGTCTTAATTCCAGTCGACTCATCGCAGCAGAAACGACCGTGTCTACTGGAGACACGGTCGTTTCTGCGCACTGACGTCAGTCCGGCAGGTTCATGGCCTTGCGGACGCTGTCCGGCATGCGGTTCAGCCAGCCCTGCAGGTCCTTCTGAGCCTTGTCGTCGAGTGTGCCCAGCCACTTCACGCTGCCGATGCGTTTGCCGACCTCGGTCACGCGGGTGGGGTCCACCTTCAGCGGCGTCGGGCGGGCTTCCAGGGCGGCGCGGCGGGCCTTGACCTCCCGGTACCCGGCGCCGCCCAGCGCCAGGGCCAGCAGCTCCGCCTGGTGCGCGTCAGGCGCGGCGGCGATCACGGCCGCGATGCTGTAGTGCAGCCCCGCCTGCATGGCCTGCACGATCGCCTCCGGGTACCGCAGCACGCGGAGCTTGTTCGTGGTGAACGACTGCCAGCTGCCCAGGCTCGCGGCGGCGAACAGCTGCTCGAGTACGTCGCGGTCCTCGGTGTTCGTGCCGCGCGCGGCGGCGTACATGCGGGCCCGGGCGGTGTCCTCGTCCACGCCGAGCGTCAGCGCGACGAGGCGCAGGGTGGCGGCCGCTTCCTCGTACTGGTTGAGGTCCTCGCGGTGCAGGTTCTCCAGCAGCGCGGCGCGGGTGGCCTGCTCGTCGGTGAGGTCGCGCACGTACACGGGCACTTCGGTGAGTCCGGCCTGCTGCGCGGCGCGCCAGCGGCGTTCCCCGGCGATGATCTCGTGCCCGTCCGGCGCGGGGCGCACGAGCAGCGGCTGGAGCACGCCCTGCTTCCGGATGCTGTCCGCCAGGTCCGCCAGCGCCTGCGGGTCGAAGTGCCGCCGGGGCTGGAAGGCAGCCGGGCGCAGATCCGCGACGGGCAGGGTGATGCTTGGCATGTCTGCCAGGGAGGACGCGCCGTTCAGCAGGTCCTCGATGCCGGGGCGTGGCGTGGGGCGCCGGCGGGTCATGCCGTCACCGCCACGTCGAGGTTCAGGGCGCGCGCGACGTCCGACGTGAGGCGCAGCACGTCCTGATGCACGGGGCTGCCCGGGGCGTACACGCCCACGGGGCTGCCGTCCGTCGTGGAGTCCAGCCACACGGCCGCGCGCTCCGGCACCGGCTCCCCCAGGGGCGTCAGGCCGTCACGGAGCATGGCCAGCACCTCACGGTCATGACTACGCCGGTCGTTGTACATCGTCGGGACGTACAGCGCCACGCGCAGCTCCGGCTGGAGTCGCCGGTAGAGCCGCGTGGCCTTCTGCAGGCCGGGCAGCGCGTCAAGGCCCTTCTGCCGGGTGGGGATGGGCACGATCAACCGGTCGGCGGCCGCGGCGCCCAGGATGGCCAGCTGCCCGACGCTGGGCGGGCTGTCGACGAGCACCACGTCATACCGGTCCCGCACGTGCTCCAGCGCCTGCCGCAGGAACAACTGCGAGCCGGGCGCGCCCAGCATGCCCGTCTCCGCGAGCGCCAGGTCCACCTGACTGGGGATCAGGTGCATGCCGTGCACCTCGATCGGCTCGGGCAGCGCCTCACCCTCGGTCGCCACCTCGTACACCGTGGCGGCCAGCGTGACGCCCCGGACGCCCAGCCAGGACGTCAGGTTCGCCTGCGGGTCAAGGTCGATCAGGAGGACGCGCAGGCCCGCGCGGGACAGCTCGTACCCGACGTCACGGGTGATGCTGGTCTTCCCCGCTCCCCCGGCATGGTTGAACACCGTTGCTGTGATCACGAGGCGAGCATACCCCGACCACGCGCAACGAGCCAGAAATCACCCCCCGGCAGGCAACCGGGGGGATCTAGCGAGGTGCCCCTCGCGACAGGTTCAGTGTATCACTCGTGCGTAGCGGTGGCGCGGCTGGTGGCATTCCGTCTGGCGAGGCGTTCCAGGATGTCGGGGTGGTCGTCGAGGACCTCGTCGGTTTCCCGGTCGCCGGTGTAGTGGGTGCCAGCGGCGGTGCGGCGCAGGGTGTGCGCCTCCGGGGTCACGGTGAACAGTTTAGCTGCCTGAACGGGACGTCCGAGCAGGGCGCTCAGCACGTTGACGATCTTGGAGAGGGATTCGAGGTCGATGCGTTTGACGCCGCTTTGGCGGGTCATGGCGTAGATGGTGTTGCGGTTGAGTTGCCCTTCCAGTTCGCGTTCCAGGCGGTACGCGCTGATGTCGTGGGCCTGCATCAGCCGGTGCAGATCGAAAGTGACGGTCATATACCGAAATGGTAGGACACTCCATCATAGATTGGAGTAAGGCGGGGTACATTGACCAAAAAAGCGTCAGCCCCGACCGCGAAGGTCGGGGGATCAGTGAGTAACCCCAGATGGATGGATAGTCTACCGCGCGGTGGCGCGACCGCGACTTCTGCTGTCACGTTGTTGCTTATGCGGAGAGGCATTGTGGGTGGGCGTCGCCTGAGTATGGGGCCATTCCCGAGCCGTCACGGTTACATGCTCGGGGGGCATTTCGTCACTCCCATAATACATCCGACACGCACGCTTGATTGCATCCTTTTCAGTTTGAGCTTCAACCAAAACATGCTCGACCCCAAATCTTTGCACCAGGCTTACTCTGAATGATTTGAATCCATGGACCTTCACGTCCCCTCCCCGCCCAGCGCGCCCAGCAGCGCCAGGGCCAGAGCGTGCGCGGGGGTGTCGGACAGGCCCTGAAACGGCTGGGCAAACACGCGCCGCTCAACCTCGGCACCGAACCCGTGACCCGGAAGTCCCGCCCAGGTGCGCCACATCCACCCGCGCGCCTGGCATTCCTGCCGCAGCGCCGTCTCCAGGTACACGAGGCTCTCCGGGAACGAGTGATCACCCAGCTCGCCGATGCTGTAGACGCCGTGCCAGCCCAGCTGGTCACCGTCGCCCTGCACGAACGCTTCCAGCATGATCAGGCCCCACTGCTCGGTCAGGTCGGCCTCCCTGATCCGCTCGGGCAGGTGCCGGTGCAGGGCGCGCAGGGTCTCGGGGAGGGAGGGGGCGGTCACGTGCGCCTCCCTCCGTGCCGGTACGCCCGCTGACGGTTGGCCGCCAGGATCTCGTGGACGACCTCCACGGGCGCCCGCTTCGGGGAGTAGCGGCGCATGGCGTCCCAGGCGTGGGAGACGAGGACATGCAGCCGGTTCAGGACGGCCGGGCGCCACTCCTCGCTCTTCCGGTAGTGCTCCAGGGCCTGACTGGTCAGGGTGTGCAGGTGCATCAGTGTTTCCGTCCAGCCCTCAGCGCGCAGGTCACGGTCCCCGATCCAGCAGTACTCGGCGTCGCACCCGGCCCAGTAGCCCGGCTGGATGAGCTGCCCGAGGTCGAGGGCACGCACGATCACGTCGCCCAGTTCGCGCACGGCCTCCCGGGGCGTCTTGGCGGTCCACGCTTCGGTCACCTCACTGTGGATGAGGGCGAGGTAGCCGGGCAGCTCGTCGCGGTTGGCGTCCGGGTTGAAATCGAGGCCCCAGCCGTTGGCGGCGTTGATGGTGCGGGCCTCGGTGGCGAGGTCGTTCAGTAGCGGGTCAATCATGGTGTACCTCGGTGGTGTGCGCCAGCGCCCGCAGGTGCCGACGCTGCGCGGGGCGGGAGAGGGAGAGGAACTCGGCGGGGGAGAGGGAGGTCACCTGGAAGCCTCAACGGGGATGAGGTTCCGAGGGAGCACGGCCACTTCATGAGCGCGTCCCTTGCGATCAACGATCCGAATCAGCAGGCGTCCCTCAGCGGATGTCCGGCGTAACACGGTGCCCTCCTCAGGGCGAAGGAAGCTGTTGAAGTCGCACCGAAGCCGCACGCGCTGGCCTTTCTTGAACCCGTACAGGTCCTCTGGAGCGTCCAAGCTGCTCACGCCCCCTCCCCCTGCCCCTCGCTGCAGTGCGGGCAGGGCACTTCTGCGTCATCGTCGATCAGTACCCGGCCTGATCCCTCACAGATGCAGGGGCGGGGAGCGTCGAAGGTCTGCACAGGCGGAACAACGACGGTCCTCAATTCGCCGGTCCAGGGGTCGCGGATCACGATGGTGTCAGGGAAACTGCTCACGCCCCCTCCCCCTGCCCCTCGCTGCCCACCCCGGCCTGAGCAGAGGTGTCCTCTGGGAAGGTCAGACGGGCGGGCAGGCCACAGGCCGGGCACACGTCCCCGCCGCGTTCCTCGCTCTTGATGATGCCGCGCGTGACGTGCCCGGACACGCAGCGCCACCGCAGCGCGTCATACCAGCGGTCAGGGATGCCCATCCACGTCGATTCACCACGCTCAGCAGCGGCGGCCTTGTGGGGGTCAAGGTAGGCGTTCAACTCCGCGATCCGGCTCATCGCCTCGGCGGGTGTGAGTTCAGGCTGCCACGTCACAGCGACTCACCCCCGGCCTGAGCGAGCGCGGCGCGGGCGATCTCACCAAAATCAACCTGTGCGTCCTCGTGCTCGTCAGGGTCCCCCGACCACAAGCGGCCTGCATGGTCGTAGTGGCGGAGCTCCGCGTAGTGCGCCAGCGCCTCCCGCAGCCCCGCCTCCGCTTCCGCCTGGGCGCGCAGGGTATGACGCAGTTGGGCGGCGCAGGTCCGCATGGCACAGGTCTCCTCGGGGGAGCCCGGCAGGCCCTCATCCCACTTATCCGCCAGCAGCGCCAGCGGGTGTCGGGGCCGGGTCGGGGCGGTCACAGGGTCTCCGGAGCGTAAGGGTCTGCATGGCCCGTGGCGGCGCTGACGGCGCTGGTCAACTGTTGGAGGGCCGTCCGCCCATGCCCCCGGTGGGCGCCCCGGCTGTAGCCGACGCGCCACGAGGACCAGTCCTCCATGACCTGACCGTCCGGATGTTTCTGGACAGCGTAGATCAGTGCCTGCGCGGCACGGTCACCGTCCGTGCGCAGCGCCGCGTTCTCGGCCTCCAGTTCCGCCACGCGGGCCTGCGCGGCGGCGAGATCGGCACGCAGCTGGTCGGCCTCGCTGTGCCCTTCCTTGTAGGTCAGCTCGTCGAAGGTCAGGTCGGGGACCAGGGCCAGGAGTTCAAACAGGTGACGGATGTACGTGTGCCGCCGGGTCATCGCCTCGAACATCAGGGTGAGGTGGTCCTCATGGCGGGCCAGATCCTGGAGTTCCCACTCGTTGTAGTTCAGGGCGTCCAGCAGTTCCTGGATGTGGTGCACGACCTTCTTCCGGAGGGGCTTGTGGTTGTCACTGAGGACCTGCCCGTACTTCCGGAAGCCTTCCAGGACGCGGTGGTCGGCAACCTGCACGAGCAGGGGCGGCAGCAGGGGCTTGATGGCTTCGGTCAGGGCGCAGGTGGGCTGTTCAATCTGGGTCATGGGGTGTCCTTCAGCCCGAGGGCCGTGCGAATGAGGTGGGAGACGGTCACGCCCTGCTCGGCAGCCATGGCGTTCAGCTGGTCGATCAGGTCCTGGTTCAGCTCCACCGGGACCGACACGCGCTGCGGCAGGGGTGCGAAGGGGTAGTCGTACCCCAGGGCGTGCAGGTCCCCGCGGAGGGCGACGGCGTGCAGCAGCCAGGCCTGCGCGGCGGGACTGCCTGGCAGGACGTCCGCGAGGCGCGCCGCCTCCTCGGTGGCGGTCCTGAGGGCCCGGCCCCACCACGTGCGGTGGTCCGGACTGTGGTCCCCCCAGGTGGCCTGCGTCTCAGCGGGGCCACCTCCCGCGTAGGCGTGCCCGTGCACACCTTCGAACGTGACGCACTGGCACGCGCGACGCGGCTTCCAGCACTGGTCACAGCGCCGCGCGAGGTTCCGCTCCTGCTCAGGCGTCAGGGTCATGGGTTCGCCTCGACCTGCCGCTGCAGGCCTGCGAGCCCCTGGCGGGACAGCACGAACTCTCGCAAGGCCTGCACGTCCGCCTCGCCGATCGCCATGAACGCCATGACGGGCTGACCGGCGATGCTCTCCAGGATCCCGGCGGCGACCTTTGGCAGTTCGATCAGGGCCTCGGCGGCGGTGGTGCCGTCACGGGTACGGACGGCCGTATCGGCCAAGATCATCAGCCGGCGGCGGTTGGCGAGGCTTCCGCCGGGGTGGTCAGTCGACATGTGGGTGCTCCTGGCGGGCGCGGGTGAGGTGCGCGCGGGTCTCGTCGAGTTGCGTCAGGGCGTCTACGAGGGTGAGCGCGGTGGAGTGAGCGGTGAACAGTGCGGCGCGCTGTGGGCCGGACGTCGCCTCAGCAGCGGCCCACCAACGGTCAGCGTCCTCCCGCGCGGCGGCGATCTCCTCGGCGAGGCCCTGCGTGCGGGCGGCGGCCGCGATGATCTCCGCGTCGTCAGGCTGGGCACCGTCACGCGTGCTGAGGCCCAGCGCGTCGATCAGGCTGTCGCGCAGGTCTGCCGTTTCGCGGTAGGCGGCGTCCCATTCACGGCGTTCCTGCTCGATCGTGCCGAACGCGGCCGCGTCGCGCGCTTCGAACTGACTGAACGACCCTTCGGTGAAGCCGCACAGAGGCCGCAGGGCCTGGATGCACTGCCGCACCTGATCGCGGTCCTGCTGCGCGAGGCCGTGCAGAAGTCCACGTGAGAGCCGGCGCAACTGCAGCCGATCAGCATTCAGGCGGGCCGTTTCAGCCAGTTGCCACTCGTCGGGGGTTTCGTCGGGCTGGAGGTTCCGCTGAATGAACATCGTCATGGCGTCCATCAGGTGATTCATCAGGCCACTGACCGCGTCGAACGGATGTGGGAACAGCAGCACGACCTGGTCGTCCCGCTGCCCGTCCTGCATGAACCGCTGGACGGCGTCCGCGCCGCTCTCGCCTGGGCGGAGGTCCGGCGCGGCATTCTGGAGGATGACGCCCAGCGCCCGGTTGCCCAGATTGAATGGCACGACCGTCAGGCTGTGAACGGTGTCAGGCCCGCCGAACAGCAGGACGCTGCCCTTGAAGTTCTTCTGGGCGTGCTGCTTGACCTGCTGGTAGTCCAGCCACGCGTCGCCACTCAGCACCGGCGGCCTCCGTGGCGGTAGCCGCGGTTACGGTTCGCGTCGAGGATCCCGGAGATCAGGTCGGTGGGCGTGGTGCCGCGCGGCTGCTCGCACAGCAGGACCCTGTTCGTCATGACGATCAGCGCGGCGAGGTCCATGACGAGCTGCGTGGCGGTCTGCTCGGGGGGCTGGTCCTTGGGAGCCTTGCGGTACCGCTCCAGGACGGCGCTGGTCAGAGCGTGCAGCTGCGTTTCGTGCGCGTTGCGACTCCAGCGGACGCGCAGGCGGGTCGGGAGGGGCGGGCGGCGGTGCTCGAGCGTCGTCAGGAAGTTCCCGATCAGGCCCGGGCGGATCAGTTCGCACAGGTCCAGCGCGCGGACGATCACGTCGCCCAGCTCCCGCGCGCGCTTGGCGCGGCTGCGTTCCTGGTGCGCCTCGGTGATCTCACTGTGGATCAGCGCGAGGAAGGTGGGGATCTGCTCGGGGGTGAAGTCGGTGCCCCAGCCGTTCGTGTGGTTGATGCTGCGGGTGTCGCTGGCGAGATCAGTGATGGTGCGGGTCATCATGCGGCGTCCTTGGGGTGCTGGACAACGGTGGGGGTGGGGTCGAGGGGGGTGCGGAACAGGACCATGGCGCCGACGGCGCGCACCGTCAGCAGGCCGTGCGCGTCCAGCAGCGCGAGGGCCGCGCGGACGGTGTCCGGAGTGAGCTTCATCTCCTGCGCGAGCGTGTCGGGCGTGCTGCTGGTCTGCCGGGCGGAGTGGTGCCGCAGGCGGTTCAGGACGCGCGTGGCAGTGCGGGTCAGGGGCGTGGCGGGTACCTGGGGCAGGAACGACTGGAGGTGCTGGTAGCGGGTGATGGCGACGGAGCGGCTGGTGCCGTGGATGACGAGCAGCTGGGCGTCTTCCCACGTGAGGAGCGCCAGGGCGTCGGCGACGTTCACCTGGTTCTTCAGGCCGAGGGCGCTGCGGAGCTGATCGAGGCTGAACTGCTTCTTCGGGTGCCGGGCGAGGTACGCGCAGATCTGGTCGGCGGTCGCGGCGGCACTCGCCTGCCGGGCAGTGACGGTCGAGGCGCGCCGGGCCTCGCGGGCCTCCGGGGCGGCGCTGGTCTTCATTTCCGGCCACGTCACGAAGCGGTACTCGAAGGGAGGCTTGGCGTACCCCTTGCGGCGCGTCCCGGGTCGTTTCTCAGCGGCGCCCTGCCTGACGAGACTCAGCAGGCGTTTGCTGGTCAGGGTCGGGTCGGCCGCCTGCTCACCGATCGAGGCACGCACCTCACCGCACACCAGCCACCGGCCCGCGTTCGCGTGCAGCGCACGGGCTTCCAGGGTGCCCTGCGTGGCGGTGGCCGGGTCGATGGGGCGGACGGTCACTCGCCCCTCCAGGGTTTCGTGACCTCGTACCGCTGCGCCTGCCCCTGCTGCTCGGTACCCAGGTGCGTCAACGTGAACCCCTGGTCCTTCGCGGCCTGCACGTACGCCTCAATGTCCTCCGGGCTCGGTACGTCGTCCGCGTACCCTTCGAACAGCACGTGGAAGCGCCGGAGGGTGGGGCTGCGCTTCGGGTGGATGGACACCCAGAACTGCGGGCGGGTGTAGCACCGCCTGACGCCCCGGTGCCCGTAGTTGAAGGCCTGGAGGATGAAGTCCTGGGTGTTCACAGCGGCACGCCCTGCGCCTTGAGTTGCTGGCGGACGCGGGCCTGCACGGTTTCGTCCGGAGCGAAGAAGCCCAGGGAGCCCCGGCAGGGAACGGGGTCCAGGAGGCGCACGGGGGTGCCGACGTGCAGGTGCAACTGGTTCGGGTCCACCCAGGGGCCGGTGCCGTTCTGGTCCACGGCCGTGAGCGTGAAGGCGCCGATGACCGCGCCGACGGTGCAGTCGCCCTTCAGGATCCGGTGCCCGGTCAGCTGCCGGATGAACGGCACGGCCGCGTCGTCGAACGTCCGGCTGGCGTGCAGGAGAACGACCTTGCCGATCTGCCGGCGGGCCTGGGCGAGCAGGCCGGGGCTGCGGAGCCAGTCGCGGTTCTCGACGGGCTTGCCGTGGTCGAGGATGGCGGTGCCCCAGGGTTCACGGATGCTGAGGGCCAGAAGGGGCGCGGGTGGGGTGGTCATGCGGATGCTCCGGGGTGGCTCTTGAGGGCGTACTCGTCGAGGAGGGCGGCGCGGCGCTCGTAGTACGGGGCGTCCAGGCGGCGCCGGCGGGCGAGGTCCCGCTGGTACACGGCGGCCTCGCGGAAGGCGTGGGCGCTGCCCCGGACGAATGTCAGGGCGTTCAGGAACGTGAGGACGTGCGGTCCCTGTTTCAGGGCGTAGCGGATGGCCCACAGGGGCAGGTGGTCGTGGTGGCTCAGGCGGGCGAGCAGCACGTCACTGCGCCAGAGGGCGACTTCCCGGCTGGTGTGGTCGAGGCCGCTGTTGCGCTTCCAGCGGAGGTCCGTCCAGCGGATGGCCTGCATCGCCTGCCCGCCCGGGCGGACGCTCAGGGAGAGGAACGCGTCGCACTTCGGGCAGGAGCCGTGCCCGGCGTTGTGCCCGTGCAGCATCGCGAGACTGAGGGCGACTGCCGCCTCGTGCCCGCAGGCGGGGCAGGTGAAGGGCAGGCGGCTCACGCGGTCACCCGGCGGAACTCCACGGCGAACAGGTAGGGGTTGGCGTCCCAGCTGCCCGGGCCGTGTAACTCCTCCCACTGCTGGCTGAACGCGGCGACCGGCTCACCCAGGCTGGCCTGGGCGCGCTCCACGGTGATGCCCTCGGCCAGGGCGTCGGCGTCGCTGAGGTCCTGCAGGCGCTGCACGCGGACCGTCAGGATTTCCAGGGTGATGCGGGACGCCCAGCGGGGCATGAAGCGGGGAGACGTCCAGCGCAGGGCGTGCCCGGTCCAACTGGCGGCGTACAGAACGCTCTCGGTCGTGCGCAGGCTGGCGGGCACTTCGGACGCCCGGCGCCGGTCACTCCAGCCCAGGTACCCGGCGGGCAGGCTGTCCCACGCGTCACTGTCCGCGCTCGGGTCGGGCAGGAAGGCCTCCTTCACCCAGAGGTGATCACCGGCGCGCCCCATGGGGCACAGGTCGAGCAGCTCGGCGTGCGTGACGTCATGCCAGCTCATGCGGCGGTCCCGGAACGTCCAGTCGAACCCGGGGGTGCGGCTCGGGCCGAACTCTGTGATGGTGCCCATGCCGGGGAGGGCCGTGAGGATCCGGCGGGTCTGGGTCTTCGTGCCGTCCAGGATCTGCTGAACGCGCGGGCCGGTGAACACGATGGGGCGGGCCGTGCTCATGCGTGCCCCCGGGTGCGGGCGCGCTCGGCGGCGCAGGTGGGGCAGGGGCAGCACGTCTTGCGAACGGCGTCGAACGCGCCCGAGAGGACCGGCAGGAGGTGGCGGGCGTCGCCGTTCACGACGGTCAGTGCATTCCCGCTTGCTGGGACGGCCAGGAGGGCCACGGAGAACCCGGCGGCGCGCAGGTCGTCCACGAGGCCCTGCATGCGCGTCTGGAGTTCCGGCGTGAGGTCGGGATGGGTGAGCGTGTCGGGGAGGGGCGTGCCTGCGTCGAAGATGATGTTGCTCACGCGGCCACCGCTCCGGTGCGGCGCAGGCGGTCGCGCAGGTGTGCCTTGCGGTGGGTGTCGGTCGGATACTCGTGCTCCCAGGCTTCGACGAGGTGCGGGGGGATGGCCTGGTCGGCTTCCATGCGGGTGCCGCTGGCGCGGGTGGGGACGCCGTGGTCCGTGAGGTACGCGGCGCAGCTCATGGCGGCCAGGTACGGGTTGGTGATGGGCGCGGGCTGGGGCATGGGGGTCTCCTGGGGTGCACTGACGTCAGTGCGGACCTGCTGGGCCTGGGTGAGTTCACTCTCGAGGCGTTCGCACTCGCGGTTCAGGTGCGCGATGACCTTCTGCGCTTCCTGCCCGTCGCGTTCGAGCTGCTGGATGCGGTTGCGGGTGTCCCGCTCGCGGTTGACCGTGGCGCTGCGCTCGCTGGCCAGGGTGTCCTTCAGGCGCTGGACCTCCGCGTCCGCCTGGGCCCGCTCGCGGGTGATCTGGGCCTGCGCCGCGTCGAGCATCCGCCGGGCGTCCGTGGCGTCCGCCTGGGCCTGATCGGCCGCGCGGGTCGCCATCTGCACGTCCTCCTCGACGGCCGCGCGCAGCCCCGCCTCCCGGGCGTCCAGCTCGGCGGCGCGGGCGTCCAGGGCGGCGGCACGCGCGTTGAGGTCGGCCACGCACCGCTGGTAGTCGGCCTTCATTTCCGTGTCGGCCTGCGCGATCATCCGCTGCAGGTCCGCTTCCTTCTGATCCATGAACGCCTGCGCTTTGGCCTGCGCGAACTGAACCTCGGCGTTCATCGTGATGAACAGCTGCTCGTCGAACTGCGTGATCTGCGCGTTAATGTCGCTCACGGCGACTTTCGACCCGCCGCGCATCAGGCCCGCCACGCCGGACTGCACGCAGCTCAGCGCCAGGCGCACCAGGGGCGCGGAGGCCGTGTCGGTGTGCTGCGCCAGGAGACGGCTCAGGAGGTGTTCCGCGTCGCGGATGTAACGCCCCAGCTGAGCGTCAGGCATCGTGCGGATGGTGTCCTCGATGCGCCGGGCGACGTGCAGGCTCTTGGGCGTGAGTTCCACCCGGTCGAGGTGCAGCACCAGCTCGTGCTCCCCGACCTCGTACGTCCTGAAGCGGTGGTCTTTGCCGTGCAGGGCGCGCTGCACGGCGCTGGCGATCAGGTACCGGCTGCCCAGGGCGTTCACGCGGCCACCTCGTCGGCGGCCGGGGCGACCTGGAACAGCAGCAGGCTGCCGACGCGGGTCCAGCGCAGGCGACTCTGGTGGTAGTGCAGGACCCCCAGGGCTTCCACGACGTCCTCGCGGCTGACGTACGCGGCGACGGCGAGGTTCGTGATGCTTTCCTTCCCGCCCCGGTCCGTGACCAGCAGCAGGACCTGTTCGACCTTGCGGCCCAGGTCGGTCAGGTGGTCCGCCTGCGGCATGGGGATCTCGCTGGTGATGTCCTCCAGGCGGTACGTGGCGCGCACGCCGAAGCCGCTGCCGTCCTCGCGGACGATCACGTTATCGTCGGTGAGCATCTGCACGGCGGTCCGCAGGTGACTGAGGGCCAGGCCGGTGGCCTTGATCAGGTCGTTCTCGGTCATGGCCTTGCCCGCCTCGGTCAGGGCGGTCTTCACGACCGCGCAGTTCTTGACGCGCTGTTCGAGGATCTCGGTGGGGGCGATCACGCCGCTGCCGGGCTGGCGCGGCGCTTCAGGCTTTTTTGCGGGGACCTGCTCGAACTGGACCTGGGGGCGGGTGTCGCCGGGCACGCGGTACACGTATGGCTGGTCCTCGTTGATGCGCTCGACGAGGCCTTTGACGAGCAGGCGGTGCAGGCTCATGCCCGCGAGGCCGTTGGTGACGTTCAGGTGCGCGGCGATGGGGGGGATGACGGAGGGACCTCGTGCGTCCAGGTACGCCAGTGCGCGGCCGTCCACGGATTCCGGGTCGGGGCGGGCCGGTGCGGCCGGTGCCGGTGCAGGCTCGGGCGTGACGGCTTCAGGGTCGGCGCTGCTGGGCTGGCCGGGTTCCTCGCTGTCCTCAGTGTCGCTGTCGGGGGTCTGCGCCATGGTGTCGGCGTAGTCGAGGAGGACCTTGACGCCGCTGCTGGTCGCCCGGTGCCTGTAGGGGGTGCCCTCGCGGGCGATGAGGCGCTGCGTGGCGTAGACGCTCAGGGTGCTGCCGACGGTGCCCTTGGGCAACGCGGTCTGCTCGATGATCTCCACGGCGGTCGCGCCCGGGTGCCGCGCGACGAACAGCAGGATCTGCAGGCGGTTGGGCAGGTCGCTCGCCTCGATGTGCTCCAGGCCCGGCGCACTGACGTCAGTGCGCGGCGTGGGAACGGCCGGTGCCGCCAGGACCTCGGCGGGTTCGGTCGTGACCTGGGTTGGCGTCTCCACCCACGTCGGAACGGGGACCGGCTCGACTGGCAGGGTCGGCAGGTCCTGGGTGGGCTGCGCCTCCTGCTGGGTGTCAGCCTGAGCGGCGACGTCGCTGACGTGGTGCATAGGTGCCACCCCGTCAAAGTAGTCCGCCGCGTTGACGGTCCGCGTGGCGACCTGCGCTGCGTCCGCGCCGGTGTGGATGTGCAGGAAGGGAGCGATGATCGCGCCGATGCTCCCCAGGCGGTCGCGGGCGCTGAGGCTGACCGTCAGGGCCCGCATGGCGTCGGCTTTCTTCTGCTGCAGCTCCTCGATCTCCTGGTTCAGGTTCGCGATGACCGCCTCGTGATGCTCGAGGCGCGCGGCCTGCTGCTCCAGTTCGATCAGTTGGGCGCTCAGGGGGGTGGTGTCAGGGGTGGTCATGTCAGCTCCAGTCGCCGAACAGGCTCGGCATGCGGGTGGGGGTCAGTGCGGGCGGCGCGGTCAGGTCGGGCGGGGGAGAGGCGCGCGCCTGCGGCGGCGGGGGGTCGGGCGTCAGGGCCGGGATGGGTGGCGGTGCGTCCAGCGGGCACCACCCGCCGGGCCGCGCGAGGCCTTCACCGCCGGGCGCGCGGACGTGCGCGGCGCGGGTACCGTCGGGCCACGTCAGGACGCCGGTGACGGTCGCGCGGGGGAACACGTCGGTGCGGACCTCCTGCCCAGGCTCGGGGAGGTCGGTGGGGTCCGGGGCGGCAACCTGGTCAGGTTCGACAGGATTAGCGCGCGCGGCCTCTGCTGCGGCCGGGGCGCTGCCCTTCACGCGGGGCACGTACCCCAGCGTCCGCAGGCGCGAGTACTCGTCCATGCTCAGGTCCTCGACCGTGCAGGCCTGCGCGGCCATGGTCACCTTGAAGCGGTCCCCGAACCCGGCAGGGTGATCGCAGGTCACGGCATGCAGGAAGCCGCGGGCGTTTCGGGCAATGAGGACCCGCATCAGCGCCACTCCTCGCCGTGCTGCCAGTGGCTGCCGTCGCTGTTCTTCCGGGCGAGCTTCAGGAGCTTGCGGGTCATATCGAGGCGTTCCAGGGGGATGCCCAGCCGCTCAGCGGTCGGGCGGTCCACGAGTTCCTGCTGCATGAACGCCAGGAGGAGGCCTTGCTGGAACGCGGCGACCTCCACGATCAGGCGGCAGGCCTGCGCGTACTTCTGGAGGTGCGCCAGGTCCGCCGGGCTGGTCAGGGCGCCCACCCGGGCGATGACGCCCTCGATGTCCAGCGCTAGGTCCAGCAGGTAGTCCGCCTGACCGGGGCTGGGGCAGCGGACGTCCAGCAGGTGCGCGAGGTGTGCCGTGAAGCCCGACTCGGTCAGCAGGTGCTCCTGTCCCTTCGCGGCCGCCAGTGCCTCGGGCAGCGTGGCGTCTTTCGGAGCGAGGCGCAGCGCGAGGTCGCGCAGTTCCGCGCTGATCGGCGTGACGACGGCCGCCATCAGCCGGCCCGTCCGATGCCCCAGCGGGCGCAGTAGTCGTTCGCGTGATCCCAGCCCGGGTACCACTCGCTCCGCACCTCGCCCTGCACACCACCAGGGCAGGCGCGGCGCATGTGGTCCATGCGGGCCGCCCAGCCCTGCGCGAACCCCGCCGCGCGCGTCAGGGAGTCCGCGTGCGCGACGACCTGGCGGTTCAGGACCACCGCGACACGCGTGGGCCGGGAGGGCGTGGTGGCCGCCTGGAACAGCAGGGAGGACGGCTCGGTCGTCACTGCGTCCCTCGGTCCTGCTGGACGGCGGGGAACTGCACGATGCGGGGCACGAATCCTTCGCGGTGCAGGGCGTCCGCGTGCTCCAGGATGCGGGCGCGCATTTCCTTCAGGGTGCTGCAATCCTCGACGAGCGCGCGGCCCAGTCCGGCCTCCTCGGCCAGGGCGATCAGTTCATGCCGGGGGTAGCGTTTGAGCCACTCGTCGGTGAGTTTGAAGTCGCGCGCCAGCGCGGTGTTCGCGCCAGTCTGCGCGGCGAGAATGCTGTACAGCGGCGCGGCGGGATGTTCGGCCATGCTGTAGTGCACCCAGTCGTACGTGACGGCGGCCGTGAGGGTGTTCAGAGCGTCGAGCAGTTCGGTCTGCGTCCAGGTGGCGAGGCGTTCGAACAGCTTCACGCTGTCCGCTTCCACGCCGCCGCGCAGGTGGCCGACGCGGACCGTGGAGGCTGCGTCGACGCCGCGGTTCGGGATGCCCTGGACGCGTGCCTGGAGTTGATCGAGCCGCTCGGCGAGCAGGGTGGGGATCAGGGCGGGTTCTGCGACAGGCACTTCGGTCGAAAGGCGGACCCCGGTGCGGCCCTCGCTGCCGTTGGCGCTGCCGCCCATGATCAGCCCGTGCACCGCGAGGATCAGACCCAGGTGCGGGTGGCCCAGCAGGCTCTCGCGCAGGGCGCGGGCGCGGTAGTGGTGCGCCTCCAGGAATGCCGATTCCGGCATGGCGCGGACCGGGGCGTCCGGCGCGGCCTGACCGGTGGCGACGGCAGCGGCCTTCGCGCTGGCCTTCAGGCGGTATTTCTCGCTGGTCTCGACCTTGCCGGAGGAGGTGTTCACGAAGTAGATCAGGCCAGTCGGGGCGGTGTACGAGTACTCGTACTTCTTGTTGCTATCAAGGGAGCCCCACAGGCTCGTGCCAGTCTCGACCGCGACGAACTGGTGCTTGCCTTTCGCGCGGGCCTTCTCCGCCTGGGCGTTCGCCCATTCCAGCTGCTTCTGCAGGGCGCCGTTCTTGTCCTCGAAGTACGGGGGGAACGCGTCGAACAGGTCCCGGCGAACCGCGAGGCCACTCTTCTCCACGTTGAAGCGGGCGTGTTCGACCAGGAACTGCCCGTCGGTGAGTAACTCGCCGAGTTTCTTCGCGGAGTGCCCACGCTGCGCCCAGTTCAGGAGTTCCTGCTGCAGCTGGGCGCCGGTCGCGCGGGCGATGACCATGGCGGACGCGAGGCTGACCTGTCCGTTGTCCAGCGCTTCACGGGTGGCGGTCAGGAGGTTCTTCGCGACGAGGATACGGTCCGCGACGGGTTGCGCGGTCTTGAAGCCGAACATGGCCTGGATCTCCTCGATGCTGCGTCCGGCGGCGTTCAGGCGCTGCATGGCCTCGCATTCCTCCAGGGCGGTCATGGAGCGGCGGCGCATGTTCTCCGTGGCGCTGATGCTGAGCGCCTCGGCGTCCGTCAGGTCGCGGATGTTCACGAGCAGCGTCAGCGCCGTCTCGCCGTTCTCCTGGCGGAGCAGCTGCGCGCGGCGGCGGGATTCACCGGCGACGATCTCGACCTGCCCGTCGGCGTTCCAGCGGCCCGTGGCGTTCTCGATCTGCCCCTCGGCCTTCAGGCTGGCGGCGAGTTCCTCGATGGCGGCCGGATCGTAGTGACTGCGGACGTTGCAGCCGCTGCGCGCGGTCTGGCCCAGGGGCACGGCATGGAGGCCCAGGGTGCCAGGCGTGAGGTCGGCGGAGGAGAGGAGTGCCGGGGTGCCGGGCGGGACCGCCGGGGCGGGGGTGCCGTCCTGGTCGGCGACGGGGTTCTCCCTGGCGGCTTTGCGGGTCTGCTTGACCTTGATCTGGGCGGGAAGTTCGGTGGTCACGGGGTCCTCCTGGGTGACGGGGCGGTCGGGGCGAACCAGGGTGCAGTCCTCGGCGGGCACGTTGTGTTCCACGCCGTCCACGTCGAGATCGACGATCAGGACACTGCGGTCGATGATGCTAGGGCGGACGCGGAGGACCGTGCCGGTCACGGGGCCGCTCAGGCTCATGCCGGTGACGGTCTGGCCGGAGCGGAAGGTCACGCGGCCCCCACGAACAGCTCGCGGAACGTGCGCAGGAACCGCTCCTGACGCATGACCTCGGCGACGTGCGCGCGGCGTTCCTCGGCGGTCGGCCAGGGGCGCGCCTGGTGCCAGTGGACGTTCTGCCACGCCCAGTGCACGGTCATGCGCAGCGTGTCGCCGCAGACGACGGTGGCCGGGACGCCCCACAGGGTCAGGTTGATGTAGCTGGCGTAGCAGCTCGTCTGACTGAGGTCCTGCACGGTCCAGCGCGTGTGCAGGGGGCTGACGCCGTGGGTCGTGAGGTGCTCGGCGAATGCCAGGACCATCCCGCACGTGCCGCACGCGGGTTCGTTCGCGGTGAGGATCTGCCCGGGCGTGAACATCGCGCGGGGTTCACTGGCGGTGAGAAGGTCTACCATGACGCGGTTCAGGCAGAACGGCGTGAAGAACTCCCCCCGGTCCTGCTTGTCGAGCTTGTGCCCGATCTCCATGTATAGCGGGCCCAGCAGATCCAGGAACGGACGGTGCTCCATGTCCACGACCAGTTGCCGGAATGCGCGGACGATCACGTCCAGGTCGTGCGGGCTCAGGCCCTTGATGGTGTCGAGGTACAGGCCCTCGGCGCGCCCGGCGGTCAGGGCGCAGGCACCGGCGGTCACCATGCGGCGGTACGCCTCGCTCACGCGGATCTGCTGCACCTCCTGGAGGACCTGCGCGAACGGCAGGCGCAGTGGGTCGCCCACGAGGCCAGTCGCGGCCTGCTGCGCGCCCCGGTCTCGGTCCATCGCGGCCTTCAGGCGGCTCACAGTGTGCCGTCCTGTCCGGAGCGGCAGGGGGCAAGGATCGGATCGGAGGGGCTGACACCATTGGCGACGGCCATCGCCCGGTAGCTAGCGTGCAGTTCGTGGCCGCCGTCGCTGACGCTTGTCAGGTCATACCGTCCGGAGAGGGTGCCGAGCCGCACGGCGAGGTTATGATCTGCGCCGCGCAGGAGGAACCCGGCGCAGGTGCGAGGAGTTTCCATGCCCGCTTCGTGGCAACTGAAGACGCGGTCTGACATGTCGTAGCTCGTGCTGGCGGAGTGACGGAACGCCTCGGCGGGGAACTCTCCCGTGGCGTCGACGCGCCAGGGGCAGCGGGGGCATGGGCGCTGCATGTGTGGCCGGGTGGCGCCGCCAACCACGGTGACAACCTGATGGTTGTCTCCGGCGGGCCGGACTGCCGTCACCTGACCTTTCGCGCTGCTCATGCGGCCGCCTCGATGCTCGGGGCGGGCTGGGGGTGGTTGAGCATGAACGCCTCGTGGTCCCGGAAGGTGCTGTCGACGAGTTCGCTCAGGGCGATCAGGTGGCGTCCAGGGCGCGTGAGCCACTGGCCGCGCAGGTACAGTTGCGCGCGGGCGCTGGGGGCGTAGGCGTGCGTGGTGCCGCGTCCGGTGCTCACGTGGCGCTGCAGCGCGGTGGGCGGCACGTGCCGGACCAGCCCGGCGAGGCGTGCCTGGTACAGCGTGACGCTCGCGAGGTTCACGTCCACGCCCAGCGCCACGGCGACCTGCTGGGCGCTCAGGGCGCTGAACGTCCCGAGGACCGCCAGGATGCGGGCGCGGGTGGGACTGACAGCCCAGCGGTTCACGCGCGCCGCCCGGGGGCCGTGACGTACAGGGCGTACGCGACGGCCAGCAGCAGCATGCCGGTCAGGGTGCAGGGGACCAGGGGGCGCAGCGCCGCCCACGTGAGCGCGGTGGTGTCGAGCGTGTCGCACACGGCGTACAGCAGGACGGCACCGAGCACGCCGAGGGTGATGATGACGTTGCTGCGGCTGGGGATGGGCAGCACGACGCGGCGGGCGGGGACGGTGAGGGTGATCGTCTGGGTGCGGCGGGTGGTCATCGCAGGTCCTCCAGCATCTGGCGGTCGAGGGTCCACGGCAGGGCGGGCAGCTCCTCGATGTGGGGGGCGGGGGCGGATTCGATCAGTTCCAGGCGCTCTGCGCGGGCGCTGAGCAGGCCGTACAGGAGAGCCTCTTTGGCTTTCTCGGTGTGGTCGCTGCCCTGGTGCGCGAAGGCGTTGACCTCGTCGGTGGCGTGGTCGAGCAGGGTGCGCTGGGGTTCGGCAGGGGTAGCTGTGGCGCGGGCGCGGCGGAACAGGTGCAGAAAGGTCGGCAGGCGCATGGGAGCGGTGAGGCGCAGGGTCACGCGGCCTCCTGCGTGGTGGTGACGGCGAGGAGCATGCGGGCGAGGCGCAGGGCGCGCAGATCGCGGTGAGCGCGCTGGGGCGTGCAGGGCAGCTCGTCGAAGATCGCGGCGTAGGCGACCTCGAAGCGGGCGCGGAGTTCCTCGGCGTACGTCAGGGCGGGCAGGTCAGTGTCGGGGTGGCCGGGGTACGCGATCACGCGACACCTTCAACGAGCAGGGTGTCGTGGCGGGCGGCGGCGGTCGCGGCGACCAGGGCGTCCTGGGCTTCTTCGCGGCTGCGGACGTTCATGCCGATGAACGCGCAGTTGAAGTGCACGGCGTGGCGGCCGCGTGCGCGGCGGTTCTTCTCGATGACGCGGTAGCTGACGCGGTGGCCGGTGTCGCGGCAGATGATGGTGACGCTGTAGATCCGGGTGGGGCTCATGTTGTCGAACTCGACCTGGAACCAGTCGACGCTGTAGTCGTGCCCGGCGTTGGTGATCACGGCGTCGGGCTTGACGAGGTTGTAGGGGACGCCGTGGATCTTGGCGCGGTCGTGCTCCTGGGCCATCTGTACGCGGAACTTGACGGGCGTGGGCTGCTGCGTCATTCTGAACCTCGTACCCCCACCGTTTGGATTTTGCTTGCAGGCGATCCGGTGGGGGTTTTTCGTCTCTTCTGAAAGTGTATATCAAGTGGACATTTTTGACAACATTCGTCTATGATGGCGATGGCTCAAATTTCGCACCGCGCAGGGCATTCAACTGCTAGCGTAAAGATTCAAAGGAGAACGATGACCCTCGACACCCCGCAGGAGATCGACAAGGCCCTTCGAAGCCGTGCGCTGGACATGCTGGACACGATTGATCGACCCAATGGACACATTCTTCGTGCGCGCGTCGCGCTGTTCTTCCAGCGCCGCGCCGCCATGGTGGAATCCCTCCATGAACTGGAAGACCACACGGACATCCAGTCGCGCGGCCTGAGCATCCTGCTCTGCGCGCAGCTGGGCCTGCATGAAGATGCGTTGAGCCTGCCCTTCGCGGATACGGAGGTGGACGCGGCCGAACTCAATGACCAGGACGGCGCCTACTGGGCGCACCTGGGCCGCACGGCCGCTCTCGTCGCCCAGGATCAGCCGCTGCTGGCGCTCGAGGAACTGGGTATGGCACGGGTGTACGCCATCCGCATCGGCATCCAGGAACACATCGAGTACGTCATGGGCGAGCGGCAGCGGATCGCGGGGAACGCCGGGTTCGGTTGCGCCGAGCAGTCCGCCAGGGTGCTGCGGCAGATGCGGCCCGGCACGGGGATTCACCGCTGGCATGAGCAGACGTACCTGACCGATCGGCTGGCCGAGGGGAGTTACGCGGTGGTGGCCCACCGGGACTTCGGTGGGCGGCCAGCTCACGCACTTGCCCGCGCCCTGCTGGGTAACGGCGCCTCTACCGATTCGGGGGAGCACCCCCTCCACCGGGCCGCCGAGATGTTCCGCGCTGTCCGCGACGGCCGCGCCCCGGGCGTCCCCATGTCAGGGACTGGCATGGTCAATACGTATACCCGGATCGCTGCTGGCCTGCACCTTGCCGGGCACGCCCGGACGTCCCGCCAGGCGGTCGCCGTGCTCGGTGAGCAGGTGCCGCGCCGCGCCGATCAGCGGGTGCTGTGGGCGGTCGCGCACCTGCAGGCGTTCGTCTACGGCGCCGAGGTGGACAGCCCTCTGGTGCTGCCCAGCGAGATTTCCAGCGCGCTTGACCGACTGAAGGAAACGGCTGGTGTGCTCGACTACCTGTCCGCGTCGGCGCCGGAGGCGCTGCTGCTGATGGCGGTCGCGCCGAATGCTCACCCGGCGGTCGTGCTGACGACAGCGGGCCTTTCACTGGACGGTGACCCGTCCGTGCTGGGTGAGATCAGGGGGCGTGTGGCGAGTGCCGCGGCGGTGCAGAGCGGTATCAACCGCATGGTGATTGCAGCTGCGGATGCGCAGCGGCGCGGCCTTGAGCGTCAGTGGGCTCAGGCGCATGCCACCCTGCAGTTCATGCTGCCGGACGCCGGAAATGTAAGCCAGAGTGTCCATTGTGGAGACGTGGCAGGAGGTGCGACAGTGAAGGCGTGAAAACCTTCATCACCGGTCTGCTGGCTCTCGTTCTCTCGGCTGCTCCCGCGTTCGCGGCGGGGCAGCCGTCTTCATCTGATCAGTCCGTTCAGCTGATCAAGGTCACGCCGAAAAGCAGTGGCCCCGCTCTGCTGAACGACGACACCTGCCTCGGCTGCTGACCGTTCAGTCCGGCTGCTTGTACAGCGTCGCCATCAACTGACCCAGGATTCGCCCCCGACCTTTCGCCAGGTCTGCGGGAAGAGCGAACAGTTCGCCGTCCTCTGTTTCCATGACGACGAGGCCTGAGAGTTTCTTGTTTGGGTTGACTCGAATCGAATGACCGGTGCCGGCGGTCGTGGCACCCTGGAGTGGGACTTTCAGTTCCCATTCCAGGACGTTTTTTAGCTCTGTGCCGTGCCCGAGATCAGCGCGAAAGGTCCGGAAGGTACTCCGGTGTTCTTCCGGGATGTTGAAGTACTCCCAGGCTTCCGTGTCGGATAGGCCCATGGTGCTGAGGAGGCGCTGTGCGGTGTTCTGTCTCATGGCGGCCAGATCGAGTTCGCCTGAGATGTATGCGGAGAGGGTTGACCGGGCAATGGCGCTGTCGCGGGCGAAGTCGGTGAGGAAGTAGTCGTTGCTGTCGAGCCAGTGCTGGAAGGCCTGCCCTCGGTCCGCAGGAGACTGTACCTGTGCAGGCATGGGGGTGACTTTCCGTCGCCTGTACTTGGTTTTGCTCGTTTCCCGTTCGACCATGCTGGTTGCCCCTCCTAATGTGTCCAACTATAGGACACTTTACATCACAATTTTATTCCTGCGCGTCGAAACGTCCGGTTCATGAAGCCGATGCGGTTCTGAACGAAATTTCACCTGCTAGGCAAAAGTGTCCATCAGATGTACACTTTATCCATGAAGGTTCTGTCCCCTGAAAATCTGGTCGCCAAGCGACTGGGGGCGAAGTACGCCAAACGCGCGCCCGCAGCGCGTGCAGCGCGCATCAACCGCAAAACCTTGATCGGCCTGGAACAGGGCGACATCAAGGAACCCAGCCACCGCGTCCTCAGCGGGCTCGCCCGCGCCTACAAGTGCAGCATCGACGATTTCTTCACCGAGGTCGCCGAGTCCACCCCCGCCGCCTGAGCAGCCGCTCACGGCGGGTCTTTCACGTTCCTGACACGGCGATACCTCGACCGCCGCAACGACGAGGATCCAGGGCGCAAGCCCAGCGTGCGTGCACGCGAGACGCATAACAAGACGCCGCTGAGGCCCAGACAACACTGTCCACCGGCCCAGCACACCGAACTTCCGGCTCTGTCTCACAGGACCGTCCCTCAAACCGGCTCAACGCCTCCAGCAGTCTCGCAACCGACGCTGAAGACGTCACAGACAGGTGAGTGGATCCATCCTCCGACGGGGTTTGACCGTGAACATGCGGCGGAGAGCGCATGTCGGGCGAGCAGCCCGGCCAGATAACTACGGATTCTGGTGAACCACTCCGCGCCGAGATCTCCCTGACGGCGCGTCACAGCGGGAGAGGCGGGCGAGACCCCGCCAGAACACGTCGGAACTTTAGAGGCCACCCACGCGGCCGAGAGCAGCAAAGCGTGGGCTGGTGCCCGGCCGAACTGGGCACGCGAAGCGGCGCGAGACGCCGCCCCGAACACTCAACCCCCGCGCCCACCCCCGGGCGCGTCACGGAACGGCCCAGCTGGTGGGCTGCCGGTTCGAGTCCGGCCCGTTCCCTCACCCTGCCCGACCCTGGTAAGTCCCTCCGGGGTGAGTCGTCAACGCCAACTGAACACTGGCGTGATCACCTCACGGTCCCGCACGGGCCGTGTTGACAGTGAGACGCCGCCGTGACCACCTGCACCGGTCAGCGGCTGACCACGCGGACCCCCTGCGCCGGGGATGAAGGTCCGGAAACCCAAATCAGGGGCACTGGCGCGCCCCGCCTCCCCACCGTGGTCCTCAGCGCCTCCCGTGCACGGGGGAGCCCGACAAGTGCTGAGCCTGGAGGTAACGCCATGGGTAAGGTGCGTTCCGCGACCGGCGGTCCCGGTCAGTGCTGCCGCGACCCGCCCTCACGGGGGTCAACGCCCATTCCACAGTGAGAAGTCAGGCCGCAGCGCCTGGCCTACACGCACCACGTGGTGCGCGCCCGTGACCGCCACCCCACCAGCAGCGAACCGCCCGCCCCACAGAGGGCAACTCGCGGCCCTGCACACCGGGAAGGTCACCCCAGACGCGGGGAGCAGCGTGACCGTCAGGCGGAGAGACGCCGGGACCCGAGCAGGCGCGGACAGCGCCTCGCCTCCACCCGCCGGAGAACGCGCGGAATCACCTCGTACAGCGTCGCGGCCCCCAGGCCGCACGGTTTCTCAGGGGCCACCCACCGACGAGGGCGGCCCCGTACTCTTGACCGCTCACCGTGGAGGTGACCTCCCATGCTGTTCCAGCAGTGCAGTCACCTCCACACGTGACGGCCCCGCGCGGGCCGACCGACAGCCCCGCCGGGGGGTGAAGCCCGGCCACACCACCGCTGGAGGTGTCCCGCGATGTAACTGCTCAGCTGCGACGCGCGTCCCTTCGCCCCATGCCGCCCACTCCGGGAGGTTCCCATGAAGTAGCCGTCCCTCATGTCCGCGAGGTGTCATCGGCCATCCCGACCGGGTGGCCGTCATCCCGGCCCAGGCAGGGCCACGCGCGGGTTCGACTCCCGCCGCTGGGACCAGTTCACAGGAGGCACGATGCCCTACATTCCACTTCTCCCCAGACCACCACGTAAGCCGCCGCCATCCACGCCGCTCGACGCGGCTGCGGCTCAGGCGCTCAGCACACCAGGTGCGCAGCAGCGCAGCCGGGACCAGTACGCTGTCAGATTCCTTCGCGATCACGCGGAGGACATCAGGCTCGCCGCGCAGCGCGACCATCAGGCTGAAGTGCGGGTCTGGGTGTCCGAGATGACCGAGACGGTGGCAGAGCATGCGGCCGCGCTCGGATATCACGTCACGGTGTACCTCGACGCGTGGACGTCCCGCCCGAATGGCAAGCTGGTCCTGAGCTGGCATCCGAACGGCCCTGGCCCTAGCGTGGAGCACCGCGCGGACGTCAGGACGGTGTGGGACGCGCTGCGCGGCATGCTGCGGATCCTGCTGAACCGCAACTGATTCCTACCAGTCGCGGTTCAGGGCTTTCTCGCCTTCGCGGGCGTAGTTCACGTACGTTTCGCTGGTCGTGATGCTCGCGTGCCGCAGGTGGTCCCGGACTGCCAGGACGTCCTTCGTTTCGCGGTACATGCGGGTGCCGGCGGTGTGCCGCAGGCCGTGCACTTCGCGTCCCTGGTACGGGATGCCTGCGCGTTCGCACAGCTGCAGGACGCGCTGCTCGACGGCGCGGCCACTGCGGAGCGTGAGGACGTGCGGGCCGTAGGACGGCGTCATGCCGATCCAGGCGAGCAGCGCGGCTTCCGAGCGGCGTGAGAGCGGCACCTGCTGCCGCTTCTGTCGTTTGCCGGTCACCGTCAGGTACGGCCGGTCCCCGCCCGTGCGGACGTCCGCGCGCAGCAGGCTCGTCATTTCCGTGACGCGCAGGCCGCAGTCGGCGCCGAGCAGCACCATGACCCGTTCCTGCTCGTCCGCGTGATCGAGCAGCGCCTGCACGTCCCGGTCCGGGTAGGGTTTGCGTTTCTCCCAGGCGGGCACCGGGTCGCTCGCGGCGCGGACGTCCGTGAACGGGGCCGCGTCGGTCGCGCCTGCCCAGCGCAGCGCGGCGAACACGGCCCGCGCGGCGGCCAGCCGGACGCGGACGGTGCTCGGCGCGAGTCCTTTCGCTTCGAGGTGCCGCACGTACCGGTACCCGTCGTTCGGTTTGGGCCGGACGAAACTCATGCCCGCCCCGGCTGCCCAGTCCGCGAGGAAGCGCAGGCCGGTCTCGTAGCTGTCCAGGGTGCGCAGGCTGACGCGTGCACCCCGGCCGCCGCGCAGCACCAGGAACGCTTCCGTGATCGCCCAGAGGCCTGGTACGTCCATGTCCCGCGCGGCGCGCAGCGCGTCCTTCCTGAGGGTGTCCGGCTCCTGGCTGCCCACCCGGTCCGCGCGGCCCTGCAATTCCAGGTTGTACGCCATCAACTCCAGGCCACTCATACCCGCAGCATACAGAGGTGCCCTCATGACCACGCACGACGCTCCCACGAATCCCGCGACGTACCTGACGATCACGACTGAGCAGCTGCTGCGCCTCGACGCGGCCCACCCTGGCGCCCGCTGGTGGCTCAAGGCGGACGCGCACGGTTCCTGGTCCGGCCCGGTGGTCAACCCGCTGGACATGATGAAAGACGTCGAGGACCTGGACGGTCACCTGCGCGAGCAGATCCTGAACAACCTCGACGGTGCACGCATCGGCCTGTTCAACGAGGACGTGATGCTCCTGATGCACCGCGACCAGCTCATCCGGGCGGGCGTGGACGCCGAGACCGCGGACGCGGCGGGGCGTCACCTGCTCGATCAGGTGTTCGGGGCGCTGGAGCTGGCCGGGCAGGGCGAAGGGGTCCTGTTCGGGTTCCGACCCGTGTTCCCGGTGACGGACGACGGAGAGATCCTCATGACGCCCCTGTCGGCTCAGCCGGGCGAGGTGGGCGCGTGACGTCCGGAACGGAGCGCGCCCTCGCCCTGATCAGCGAGGAGCGACAGCGGCAGGTGGACGTGGAAGGCTGGACGCCCGAGCATGACGATCAGCACATGGAAGGCGAGCTGGGCGACGCGGCCGCCGCGTACGCCTACGCTGGCGATCACAGCCCCGTGAACCCGCAGGACGGGCACGGCACCGACCTGGGCCGCGTCCTGTGGCCCTGGGACCGCGCCAGCTTCAAGCCCGGCGCGCACCGGCACAACCTGGTGCGCGCGGGTGCGCTGATCGTCGCGGAACTCGAACGCCTCGACCGGCTGGCCGGAAGCGTGCAGTACTTCGTGCGGGGCATGCCGGACGGTTCCCTGGAACTCTACGCGGCGGACAGCCGTGAGGCCCTGGCCGAGTACCTGGGGGGCATGCCGGTCGAAACCCTGACCTGGGTCGAACGGCGCGCGGCGTTCTGGATGCCGGGGCGTTCCTACAGTGTGTGCGCGGAGGACCTGTTCCTCGAGTACTACTCGGACGCTCCGTACCTGGGCGGCGCGGCGCGGCTGTGGCCCCTGACCTTCCCGAACGCCTGAGCCTGGGCGCGGGGGGTGACTCCCCCCTTCCCAGGGGGTGATCACTCCCCATCTGCGAACAGGAGTTATGCGAAAGCACATTAAGACGGGTGGCCCTGTGAGCTCACCCGGAGGTAAACGTGAATCCAATCACAAGGAACCTACGGGCCATGGCGACCGGGCAGCCCCATGCCACTCGCCTGCACCCGACCATGACGGTCGCGGACGCCATCGTCGCCCTGACGACCGACGGGAACCCCGGCGGGGTGATGGCCACCTGCGCGATCGCTACGTTCCACCCGCTGCTGGGCCCGCGCGCGCTGACGCACATCGACGAGTGCGGCCTGAGTGGCATGCAGACGTACCTGCTACTCAAGCAGTGCGGCACTCCGGCCCGCGCGGCCGCGCTGCTCGTCATGACTGTCGAGATCCGGCTGCCCACCCCTGAGGAGCTCATCCGGGATCTGGAGCAGCCGCTCTCTCCGATGCTGCAGCGCGCCCTGACCGACATCGTCCCGCAGCACGTCCCGGCCTTCGCCGGTGTGGACCTCACGCTCCCACAGGGGCAGGCATGACCGGGGAGAGCACTGTGCCCCATCACTCTCCAGCTCAGGAGATTGCGGAGGCGGTGAGCCTGCTGGATCTGGTTGCTGACTGGCGCTTTGCCGAAGGCCGTCTCAATGCCGCGAAAGCGGCGTGGCGTGCAGGCACCGTGAAACACGACGACGCCGAATTTGATGATGCTCGGAACGATTTCGACGCTCTGGATGACCAGACGTGCGCGCTAGACCCCGTGCGCCTCAGGGAGTTAAGCCGGGCCGTTCAGGGCGCATACATCACCCTGACTCGTGATCTGGCCGCAGCACAGGCTCAGCTCGCCGCCCAGACCGAGGCGCTCACGCCATCCGGGGACACGAAAGGTGCGTACATGGGTGAATTCCAGTTCGAAATGCGCGGCGTGGATGAAGAAGGCGAAGAGACCGACATCCGCATCGACACGCCCTGGGACACCATCAAGCAGATCATGGCAGCCATCCGGTCCCGCGCCGCTGCCACCCTCGCCAGGGACCGCCATGAATGAAGGTGGCCTGACGCTCGACGAGGTCATGGCCACCCCACCAGTGGTGCGGATCTCCACCCACCAGCGCGACCAGCGTCACTTCTGGCTGGGTGCGATGTTCGGCGCGTTCCCCGGCGCGCTCGCCCTCCTGGTGTGGCAGCTGCACGAATGGGCCCTGTTCCTCGCAGTGCCACTGGTCCTCTGGATGACCATGCGCATTCACGCCGCCTCGGCCACCATGCCTGTCGTGCAGGTCCTGCACGGGCACGTGATCGTCCGGCACACCGCCAATCCGTTCCCCCCAACTGGAGGCCCTTCATGACCCGCGCCACCGACGCGCAGATCCGCGTCTCCCCGTCCACCTGATGGGCGTGAAGAAGAGAGCCCGTGAATTCGCTGAGCAGGGCTTCCGGTTCACGGATCACGCCACGCGGCCCTACAGCCGCATTGATGCCCTGCGCAGCGAGGTCGCCAACCTGGAAGTGAAGCTCGTCGCTGCCCGCGCGCGCCTCGCGCAGGCAGAGGCCGCCGAGGCCCGCCCAGATCCGGACGAACGTGAACGGCGGATCCGGGCCCTGATCGCGAAGGTGTAGAGATGCAGCCGAATCAGACGGACGCGGCCGCCTGTCAGGCGCCCCCGACCCTGCACGACCTGGTGACGGGCGACGCGCCAGCTGCGCCCGGCGAGGCCTACAGTCAGGCCAGCGCCGCCTGGAAGGCCCGCCGCGTCCTGGCGTACCAGGCAGTGTGCCGGACGATCGGTCCGGACCAGCAGGCCCTGCTGAACACCCTCCTGGAAGTGCACGGGCACGAGTGCGCCCTGCGGGGCGCGGCCATGGGTGCCCAGGCGGCCCGCCGGGAGGCCCGGATCCGGAACGGTGAGCAGTCCCGGGCGCAGGCCGAAGCGGCCGCCCAGGCACGCCGGGATAACCGGCAGATCAACGACCTGCTCAAGCGGGCCGCTGACGAGAACGCCGCCCTGCGCCGCCGCGCGGACACCGCCGAGAAGGACCTCGCGGCCCTGCGGGCCACGCTGCCCGGCATCGAGCGGGTCATCCGGCAGGACATCATCGCCGCGGCGCCCGCCGATCACCGGCCCATCGCCCGCCTCGCCCCCCGGTCCGGCGTGCACTACACGTACCTGTCGCACGGGTTCCACGTCCGGCGGATCGCGCGGCGCATCGAGGAGTTCATGGCTGGCCCCGACTGCCGGGGGTACGCGCGCCCCGAGAAGCTCGCGGAGTTCCTGCTACCGGAAACGCCCTACCCGACATTCCAGCAGGCCATCACGCACCTGCTGCTGTGCCGCCGAATCATCCAGTCGCCGTCCGGCGCGTACCGCCTGCGCAATCCCAGTGGAGCGCCCAGGTGACCGACAACCAACCGAAGGAGTGAAGGTGAACTATCAACTCGTGGTGACCGGCGAGCAGCTGTCACTGATTAACCGGGCGGCCGAGACGGCCGCCCGCGTCAGCATCGGCCAGCTCGACAGCGTCGCGCACCAGCTGCTGATGGACCTGGAGTCCGATCCTTTCTGTGAGATCCGGGACGTCCTGGAAGGTGCACAGCACCTCATGACCGGTAGCCGCAGCCTGAGCGCCGCGCCCAACGCCGCGCTGCGCGACCAGCACGAGTGCGCGTGGAGCGTGTACCACGCGGCCCGGTACCAGCTGTACCGCGAGCACTGCGAGCGCGAAGGGACGCCCATGTCCGCGGCGACGGTGCTCAGCGCGCCGCCCACCCGTCACGGCGCGCACGACCCGCCCACCGTCACGCCCATCCCGGACGTTCAGGTGGAGATCGTCGATCCGTCCGGCCGCGTCAGTTACCGCCGCCCGCTGGGGCACCCGGACATCCTCGAGGCGCTGGCCCGCCCGGGCTACAGCGTCCGGAGGGCCCCGTGATGCACGACTGGCGCTTCGTCCCCGTGAAGGGCGAGGGGCACCAGTGGGTGTGCCGCTGCTGCGGCAAGGTCCTGCGCGGCGGGGCATGGGACGCCCGATGCCCGAAACGCTGACGCCGCCGCCCCCACCTGACCCGCCGGGTGAGGCGGCCATCCTGCGCCGCCGGCGCCTGCTGACCCTCGACCTCGCGCGTGAGACGACCCGTGACGTGATCGCCCTGAACCGGCGGCACGCGCACCTCCTGAAAGGAACCTCCCATGACCCACAATGACGCACCCTGGCTCAGCGCCTGGCTGCCCGACGGCCCCTGGCTCGGCCCGTTCCCCACCCGCGATCAGGCCGTGAACGCCGCACTCGGCGCCCCGCCCGTCGTCGCGGACCACCCGCGCGTGTACCTCGCCCGCGCGCAGTACCCGGATCTCGCAGGCCTCATGGGCGACGTGGACGCGTGGCTGGCCGAGGCCCGCGCGGCTGCCGGCGAGCAGTTCGGCCTTCCGGCCCGCACGTACCTCGCGGAGGTTCCTGCGCCCGCCCTGGATGACCTGCAGGCCCGGGTCGACGAGGTGATGAACGCCTGGGCGGTCGAGCACGGTCTGCACCCGACGTTCTACCGCCCGGTGGACGTCACGGAGCACCGCATCACGGACCTGCAGGGGCTAACCGCGTGAGCCTGCGCCTGAGTGCCCGCGTGGACCTCGACGGCGTCGTGCACAAGCACGACAAGAGCGGCTTCCCCCTGACCGAACTGACGCTGGCCCTCCCGAGCGGCGTGGACCTGCGCCTGCTGCGCCGCGCCGCTCGCGGGCAGAAGAGCGGGAAGGAGGACGTCACCGCGCGCCTGCACGTCGAGGACGAGGACGGCAACCGGCGTACGTTCAACCTCGTGTTCGTCCGCAGCAGCACGAAGGACTTCGTGTACGGCATCGTGATGCAGCTCGACTTCAACCCGCGCCACAACCTGGAGCACTACCTCAGCGGGTACGTCATGCGGGACACGGAAGGTGCCCCGCCGTTCCTGGATTTCGACGTGGAGATCCGCCCCATCAACGCCTCGCCGCTGCTGGAGGCCGCGCAGGGCCTTCAGGACACCCTGAACGGCAGCGACACCCTGGAGAGCGTGACCATCAGCTACCAGGGCAAGAGCGCCACCCTCACCAGCCAGACCCGCGCCGCCACCAGCGCCGCCCTCACCCAGGCCATCCGGGAGAACCGTGAATCCAACTGAACCCATCCCCACCGGGCCCGCGTTCAGCGCGCGCCTGCACGACGCCCTCGCCGTCCTGGGCGAACCCGTCACCACCCCCGAGCAGCGCCACGGCGGGTGGCTGCTCGGCCTGGAACGCGCCGCTGACCAGATCCGCACCGGCATCACCGGCAGGCACGCCTGGGCCATCGCGCGGGACGTCGTTCAGCGCGCTGCGACCGACCCACGCCAGTCGCCCGAAGACCGCGCCACGATCCAGGAAACCGCGAACGTCCTGGCCGACGCCGTGACGATCCTCGAAGCGGACGGCACCCCGACCCTGCAGTACGAGCACATCGACCTGGCGTACAACGCCCTCGTGTGCGCCCTGGAAGACGCGCAGACGCAGTGCAAGCCCGTGGCCGGCCGCTCGACCCTGGAACTACTGCTCGCCGTCGGGCACGCCGCGATCACGCTGCTGCACGTCATGGACAGCGTCCCCGAACTGGAAGCGCCGGACCCGACTGGGGTGTCCGCGTGACCGCCCAGCGGCAGGACGACCCACAGACGGTCACGTCCCTGTGCCGCACGATGCTCGGCTGCCTGTGCGTCACGCTCCGCCTCCCGCACCTCGACGACCAGGAGCTGGGACCGATCTGGAGTGCCGCGAAGCTCGCCCGGATCCGGGACGACCTGGAAGTCATCGACCTGACCGGCGCGCCGTACGACGCGCCCCGCGAGGACCTCGAACTGATCCTGCTGAGTCTGGTCGCCACGCAGCGCCTGCTCGACAGGGGTGTCGTGTTCGAAGGCCCGCCTGACCTGCTGGAGGCCATCACGCCCGAGCGGGTGCAGGTGACCACGCGGCACGTCATGGACGTGCTCGACCGGCCCCCCACCTTCAAAGTCCACACCGCGTGAATTCGTGGAGCTGGCTTCACGAGAAGAGGTGACCCCACATGACCGACCCCCTGCAGACGTTCACGTTCGGGCTGTTCGACCTGCGCCTTCACCTGCGCGACGGGCAGCCGTGGTTTCTCCTCGGGGACGTGTGCCGCGCCCTGAACCTCAGCAATCCCAGCATGGTCGCGCAGCGGCTCCAGCCCCACCAACGGTCTAAGCTGAGCTTAGGTCGTCAGGGGGACGCGCTGATCATCAACGAGAGCGGCCTGTACCGCGTCGTGATGCGCAGCGACTCCCCGCAGGCCGAACCGTTCCAGGTGTGGGTGACCGAAGACGTCCTCCCCAGCATCCGGCAGACCGGGCAGTACGCTGTCACGCCCAGCCAGGAGATCGACCCGCTGACGTTCGCGGAGCGGTACGTGGAGGCGGAGAAGGCCCGCCGGGCCCTGCTGGAGGAGAACGCCATCCTGGCCCCGCAGGCCCAGCAGTTCCAGGCGCTGATGTCCGCGGACGGCACGTACAGCATGGACGCCGCCGCGAAGATCCTCGGGAGCGGGGAGAAACGCCTGTTCCAGTTGCTGCGTGACCGGCAGATCCTGATGGACCGCAACCGCAGCGGCCCGGAGAACCACAACATCCCGTACCAGCAGTACCTGGAACGCGAGTACTTCAGGGTCACGACGAGCGCCGCGCCGGACGGGAAGCACATCTCCCGCACGACCCGCGTCACCCCGAAGGGCCTGGCGTGGCTGGAGCGGCAGATGCGATCCCAGCGGCTCCTGCCCGCGCCCCCGCCTCAGGGCACGCCAGTCGGAGCCCGTGCCCTGCCGGGAGCTGACCGGTGACCGCGCAGCTGGCCGCGACACTCGCCGGACTGTTCCGCGCGAGCCGCAGTGACGGCCGTCAGCGGTCGCGCGTGCTCAGCAAGGGCCTGGAGGTCCGGGTGGGTACCGCGGACGGGGACGTGATCTACCTGAGCCGCAAGGACGGCCAGGCCAGTCAGGACGAGGCCGCGATCGTCGCGCAGGCGGCCGGGTGGGTGCTGTTCGACACGGAGCTGGAGTCCTGGAACGGCACCCGGTACCTGCTCATCCGCCCCAGCGGCAGCCTCGAGGAGGACATCGACGACCCGCCGCTCGTGAGGGAGGACCCACCGCCCTCGCCCGCCCCTGCGACCGGCAGGGACGCCGCTCCGGACGAGGAGGCCGAGAAGGCCCTCGACGCCCGGATCCGCGCGGCGCTGCTCGGCGACGGGCCGTGGCAGAACCCGACGTTCACGCCGAGCATGACGTCGATCCGGCAGGGGGCCATCAAGGACATGAAGCGCCAAGACCTGCGGGATGAACTGGCGTGGATCCGGCGGAACTGGCCAGACGCGGCCGCACGCGCGATGGGGGATGTTGCATGACGTGATCGGGGTATGCGCTACACTGCGACCATCCCCGGAGATCACCGAGCAATTGATCAAAAGGGAAACCCCCCTCCGCGAGAGCCTGCCAGCTCGTAGTTCGCAGAAAGGGAGCACCGTCTTTCTCGATTTTAGTCCGCTTACGCGGGCGGCTTATCGCCTGTTCACAGGATACGCGCCCTGTGGACTCCGGTCAATCATGACCGGGCGGGCTCACATGCCCAGGAGCGCCTCATTGGAGAAGTGTGAACACGTCCAGCAAGAAGGGGATGACCCCAGCAGTCGAGGCGATCAGCCGGCTTCACATCACCGGCAACGTCACACCACACGTCTGGTACCAGCGCACCGAGTTCCGCACGAGCAACAACCGCCCCGACCGGGACATGATCACCGCCCTCGCGGACATCATGTACTGGTACCGCCCCCGCGAAGTGCGTGATGAGGACACGGGTGAGTTCGTCGCCTTCGAACGGAAGTTCGAGCGGGACATGCTTCAGTACGACTACGCTCGCCGCGGCGCCATTTTCGGCATGTCCTGGCGTCAGATGTCCGAAGCCTGCAAGAAGCTGAGTCGCGCTGGCCTGATCCGCATCGAGTACCGCACGCTGACCTTCAAGGGTCGCGCGCAGAACAACGTGGTGTTCATCGAGCCGGTCGCTGAGGCCATCGCGGCGACCCTCACGCAGCCGAACGCGGAGGTCAAGGCGTACGGCAAGGGCGCCAAGCGCGGCATGCACGCCCGCAAGGCCGACGCCGGTCAGTACGAACCCCTGGACGGCATTGACGGTCAGGGCGACGACGAAACGGACGGCAGCCCCGAACTGGTGGAGCAGGCTGAGGGTCAGGCGGACGAGCAGACCGACACCCCCCTCCTCCAAAATTTTGGGACAGGGGGGGAAGACCCCTCCTCCAAAATTTTGGGACACCCCTCCTCCAAAATTTTGGGAGAGGGTACTCCAAAATTTTGGGAGACGAATAACGAGACTTCATCCGATATTTCTTCCAACAGAGATTTCAATTCATCCATCATCACTGGTACGGAACTGGAGGCCAGCCCGGCGGATGATGATGGACCTCTGACGCCTGACGGCGAACAGCAGGGCCCCGTCACCTCCGAACCATCGGCGGACGACGATGACCTGCCCTTCTTCACTGGAGTCGGGTCACACGTGGAAGGCACGAAACTGACGCAGCCCACGGAAGTGCCAGATGTTCCGCCGGCCGCGCCCGCCCCTGTGGATAACGCTGTGGATGAAACCTGGGCGATCCTGGCCCTGCAGCCGATCCCGCTGGCCACGCTGGCCGCCCGCCCGGCGCGTGACCCGTCCCAGATGCGGCAACTGCGGGCACTGATGCAGGCCACGAACCCCAAGCGCCTGGGGCACCTCCAGGAGCAGCTGGCCCTCACGCTGCCCGGCGGGGTCAGCCGCCAGTACCTGACCCGCCTGACTGACGAGGAAGTCGCCGCCGCCGCGAAGGCCGCCAGTCATGACGCGACGCGCGTCAAGGGCGGCATGGGCAGCGCCGGGTACCACGCCCTCGACCGCCTGCTCGGCAAGGAGTTCACCGTGGAGATGCTCAGCGGCCAGCCCGCCGCGCCCCGCGCCAGCACCGAGGCGCCCACGCACCGCAGCCACCAGGTCGCGAACACCGGGCGGATCGCGGACGACACCCCGCCCGTCGAGGAAGCCGACGGGGCCATGCAGCCCGGCCGGCAGTGGCAGCACAAGAAGAGCGGGGAGGTCGTCGTGATCGCCGCCGTCGAGGGCTCAGAGGTCGTCCTGACGGACGGCGCGCGGCACTCCATGGCGAAGTTCGTCACGACCTTCAAGCGCGCCGTGAGCGCCCAGGCGGCCAGCTGATGCCCCGCCGCCAGCCCGTCCCGAAGTACGTCGACGAGATCCCCGCCCACCTCGCGACGCTCGACCTGCTCAGCGACCTGGGCCTCAAGCCAGGGCATGCCCAGCCCGTCGCCCTCGTCGAGCTCAACACGCGAGACTGCCAGCGACTCACCGGCCTGTTCGAACGCGCCCAGGCCGTCCCGAAGGAGGACACCCCGTGACCAGCCCCACCCCGCACGCCGCTGTGGTCGCCCTGACCGGCTGGCCCACGGTGACCGACACCGGCATCCTCATCCAGGGCGTGCACGTCCGCACCTCCTGGCGTCCCGGCCAGACGCCCCGGCGGGTCACCGTCCGGGCGTTCCCGGAGACCACACCGGGCGGTACCCTGCGCCGCCTGTACGCCCCGAAGGGCAACGTGCGCGCCGCCCGCTGCCCGAACGGCACGGACGTCCTGATCGTCGGGCAGCTCCTGAAACTCGACCGGGCGGAGGGCATCATCCGCGTGAAGGTCGCGCCGTCCAAGGCGAACACCATGCCGTTCTCCGTCACGCTGCAGGCGTCCCGGGAGGTGCTCGCCCTGGATCCCGGGACGTTCAGCGTGGAAGTGCGCGGCCGCGTCATGAGCCTCGGCGCGGGCGTCCTGCTGGCCGATCAGGTGCAGCCCGTGTTCGCGCCCATCCCGGACCGCTGGCACCGCGTGCGGGCCACCGCGTACCGCCGCGCAGCGCCGCAGGTCCTCACGCCGACACTCTGCTGACTGCTGACATTCAGGCAACAGGCTGTTGCCCGATCTGCCTCTCCCCTGCCCGCCCGTGACCGCCTGGTCCGGGCGGGCTGCGCTGCGCCGTGAGGACCCACCATGACCGACATCAGGACGTCCGCTGACCGTGACCGCACCCCCACCCTGACCGCCCTGGCGGAAGCGCAGGCGGAACTGGACCAGTACGGGCCGGACGCGCCCGGCGCGCAGCAGCGCGTGCAGGCCGCCACGCGCCGAACCCGGCGCCCCATCGACATGGACGACATCCTCCGCGCCTTCGGGTGCGACGTGTGACGCCATGCTCGACGAGCTGTACATCTGCGCGGACGACCGCCCGCCCGTCACGCTCCGCGTCCTGATCGCCCACGCCACCGAGGTCCTCCGCAGCAGCCCTGCGGTGTACCCCATCCTCGACGCCCTGCCGGACTTCGCGCGGACCGCCCGGGCACTGCTCGACGCGCTCGACGAGGACATCACCGACCTGCACCGTGCCGCGCAGGAGTTCGCCGTGACGTGCCTGCGCGCCGCCCGGCACCGGCGGCCCGGGCAGGACAAGCAGGCCACCACCCGCGCCCGCGACCGCCTCGAGGAGATCCGGCAGGCCCGCGAGAACCAGCGGGCCCTGACCGAACTGCGCCGCAAGACCACGCAACGCAAGACCCAACCCACCCCCGCGCCGAGCATGCCGCTGCTCCTGGAGGTCCCATGACCGCACCCGCCCCCCGCACCCACGTGTACCACCACGCCGTTCCCGGCCCCGAGCTGCGCGACCCGTTCACCGTCACGCACGGGTACGTGATCGTCACCGGCATCGACCCCCGCATGAGCGTCACCATTCCCAGGGGCGGCACGTGGCCGGGCCTGGACGCCCTGCCGACCGTCATCGCCGCGCGTCTCAGCGCCACGGACAGCAGCGTCACGCCCGGCACCACGTGGCACCCCGGCGCGAGTGACGAGCAGATCGCCGCCGGGTGCGCGCTGGCCACCGCGACGCTCCTGCGGACCCTGACGAACACCGACGCGTTCGACCTGCTCGCCGAACTGAACTGCCCGCCCGAAGGACTCAACCAGTCCACGCTCGGGCAGCTCGTGGGCAGTACCCGTGAGACCGTCGCGAAGATCATCAAACCCTGGCGTGAAGCGCGCACTGACGTCAGTGCGCGGGTGCCCCATGCCTGAGCGGACCACCACCGTGCGCCTCACGCCGGACGAGGCGCTAATCGTCGAGCGGGCCCTGGACCTGTACGGCCGCCTGCAGATGGGCCAGTTGCCCGAGGTGGCCGGGCACACCCGGCGGGCCGACATGACCATCGAGGGCCGCCACGCGTTCCAGGAGGCCCTGCGGGACCTCAACCATCACGTGACCGGGCTGCCCACCCGCCCGCACGCCTCCCGGTACCCGGACGAGCAGGCCCGCACCACCGGCGAGAGCGCCATCCGCCTGTTCGAACACCTCCGCTACGCCCGCACCGCCGACCGGTACAGCCAACCCCTCGCGTACGACGTGACCCTCGTCACCCGGGAGCAGCCGTGAAACTCGTCACGGCCCGAGTCCCCGCGCACGCCATGGCGGACCTCACCGCGCAGGAACGGGACGTCATGCAGGACATCCTCCGCAAACGCGTCGCGCGCGACCTGCCCGTCACCTTCGAAGGCGGGGCGCTGGAGGTCAGCGTCCTCCCCTGCACCGCCGCGCAGCACCAGGCCCTCGCCGCGCACCTCGCGCACCTGCGCGCCCTGAAGACCCGCACGCCCGCCGACACCGCCCTCCTCGCCGCCTTCGGAGGCTGACATGGAACTGCCCACCCTGCTGATCGTCGCCCTGATCGCGTCCATCCACCTCAACGCCGTCCTCATCGTCGCCGTGATCACCGTCCGCGCGCAGCGGCGCGAGCTGCTCAGCCGCAAGCTGACCCTCCACCAGCAGGTCACCGTGGACCTCCTGCGCAGCACCGTCGGGAAGTACGGCCCGCAGGCGCTGGAGCCCGGCAACGTCCACGCGGCGCAGCAGGCCGCCACGCTCGTCCTCCAGGCCCAGCGGGACCCCGCGTGACCTGGCCGGACGTCCGGCGCGCCCTGCGCCGCATCCCCTGGACGCAGCCCGTCCCCAGCCGCGCCACGCCCACCGCGCGCCTCACCGTGCAGCTGCGCGTGCCCGCCTGCGCGCACCTCCTCGACGGGAACGCCGCCCGCTGGCGGGTCAACGGCACACCCCCGCCCCGCCTGCAGGCCTTCACGCATCACGACGGCGCGGACTTCCTCACCCTGCCCCTCTGGCCGAACGGAGCACCCACTTGAGTCACGAGCACGACCCCCTCCTCCTCGAAGCCGTCCTCCTCAGCGCCCTCCAGACGCCCTGCGGCATCACCGGCGCGACCGCCCGCGCGCGCAGCCGCACCCCGCAGCCCCTGCGCGCCCTGGACAGCGACGTGACCGTCCGGCACGCCCTGCACCGCTACCACCGCGAAGGATGGATCCGCGAAGGCGACCCCGGCCGCTTCGAACTCACCGGCCTGGGTGAACAGCGCCTGCTGTGGCACCAGCAGATGACCCGCATCGCCCCGTGAGCCGCGACGACCGCTGGCTCGCCGAGTACCGGCGCCGCCACCCCCACCTGTTCCCCGACGAACCCACCCCCACCCCCGGGCCCGCCCCGCCCCGCACCAACGGGTACGAGAACGAAGCGGCGTTCCAGGCCGACGCCGTACGGACCCTGTGCGGACTCGGGTGGAGCGTGCAGGAGAACCTGAAAGGCAGCGCCGGGAACGGCCCCGTCTACTACGGGAAAGGCTGGCCGGACCTCGACATCTACATGGAGGACGGCCGCCGCCGGATCTGGTACGCCGAACTCAAACAACCCGGCAACAAGCCCACCGACGATCAGCTCGCCTGCCACGCCCGGCTGCGCCGCGCGGGCTTCCGCGTGATCGTCGCGTACACCCTGGACGACCTGCTGACCGCCCAACGGGAGGAACGACTCTGAGCACCCACCCTGCCGACCGCGCCCGGCACACCCTGATGCGCCTGCGCACCCGCTACGGCATCTTCGCGACCCACCGCGACTACACGTACCTCTGCCAGCGCATCCACCAGGACCTCCACGAGGACCGCCTGCTCACGTACCCCGCCCAGGGCAACCGACTGTTCGTGCATGTCCCCTGGCGCGGCCAGATCCTCCGCGTCATCTGGTGCCCCATCACCCGCCTGATCATCACCGCCCACCACCCCGAAGCCCGCTGGCACAAGCGCCGGCGCAAAGGACCCCGATGAAGAAAACCCTCCTGCTGATCGCCACACTGTCCCTCGTCGCCTGCAGCGGCCAGGACAACAGCGCAGTCGACACCGCCAAGGCCGCCCAGAACCTCACGTACTTCCAGGACACCCACGGCAACTGCTTCGCCGCCCTGAACAGCGGATCTCGCGACGGCTGGCTCATCACCAGCATCACCACAGTGCCCTGCGACCGCACCCCAGGCGGTGGCCTGTGAAGCCCGCCGTGCTGCACCTGACTGCCGCCCTTGCCAGGGGTGCAGTGAAGACCCAGGACAAACCCCTCGACCGCCCGGGACG